TTCAATGGCAAATGGCTGGCAAGAGACACTGCCGGAAGGGCATGAAAAAACCTCAGAACTGTCTGACAGTCTGAGGTTTTAAGGTTTTGCGGACTTTTTTATGATCCGTGGGTTGCGGAAAGACAGGTACTCTACCACATTTTTCCACTTTCTCGCGCTTATTTCTACACCGAAGCATATCACTGATTTATTGTTTTCTTCCATTATTAAAACTTGCATACACTTTCACACAATATCAATTTTCTGCCCCACTTTTTGCCCCACGATTATTTTTAACAGATTCATCACCATCTACCCCAAATTTTTCTATTCGGTTGAAAGCGGTCATAGCGGAACGTCTAACATCATCCGCAATATCAAGGTAAGGCTTCATCGTTGCGTAATCTGAATGACCAGTCCATTTCATCACGATATTGGTAGGAATACCAAGCATGATGGCATTGCAGACAAAAGTACGCCGGGCGCAGTGTGTTGACAGAAGTTCATATTTCTTATACGTCTTGTCATATCGTTTTGTTCCTTTATACCTCGTTATGGTAATTGGCGCATCGATTCCACAAATCTTACCCATCTCTTTAAGGTAATCATTCATCTTCTGATTGGTAATAACCGGCAAAGCCTTGTCATCGGGGAATGGAATATCAGCATACTTATCCAGTATGGCGCGTGAATACCTATTAAGTTCTATCGTCAGAGAGTCATGCGTCTTGATGGTGGTGATATGAATTTCAGTATCCGTGATGTTTGACCGGCGGAGATTATAAACATCGGAATACCTTAAAGACGTAAAACAGCAGAAACAGAAAACATCCCGGACTTGTGAAAGATAGTTTTTTTGACCGAAATCAAAATCATACACTTTCATCAGTTCATCCTTAGTAAGAAAGATGACAGGTTTCTCAGCCGTTTTTAACTTCACTTTCTGATATAGGAAAGGTGAAGCATCGCAATAGCCATGCTCCTGCGCCCATCTCAAGAATACTTTTACAAATGCAATATCATTCTTGATGGTAGTATTGGCAAGACCTTTATTCTTGAAATTGTCAAGAACTTTCCCAAAATGCTCAATGAAAAGATTGACTCCACCTTTAATAATGTCATTCAATGATAATTTAGGCGATATACTGCGAAGATGTTTTCTTATGGTTCTACATTTTACCAGAGTTCCCTCACTCCATCGTCCGCTTGTAGTACCATCCTTAATAAATTCATCATATATCTTAAAGAGCGGTTCATCGGCAGGATTAGCTTCCTTTTCTTTTTCAATGTATTTTTCAGGATTAACCTGTCTGTCGTATGCTTCCGAAAACTCTTCTTTTGTTGGTATGTGGTCAGCTTCTTCAAAACGCATAAAGATGGAGTTAATCAAATCCTCCATATCTTGTAGGTCTTTGTTTATAACTGATGCCGGTGTCTTATTCTTTCCATGTGTGCTTTTCGCCTTGCAGCGTTGTATTGATTTCTCCCAGTTATCAGGATTGACATTGTGATTTACACTCAAGCGCACACGTTGACCCTGCCAGACGATAACACACCTTACGCGACCCTCCGGCTTCTTATTCTTCTTTTCCGCTGTTTCCGGTTTCTTCTTTACTTCTACACCAAAAGATATACTACGCTTGATTGCTATCATAGACCTTACACCTTATTTATATCATTCGCCTGTGGATAGATGTAGCCAAGCACGTAAAACATCCTGCTGACCGAATCAATGGGGATTTCAAAAGGCTCATAAATCATTTTCCCGTCCGGATATGTAGCACAGTTTGAAGAATACAAAGCGATGTGAGCATTATCCTTTCCTTTCTGCAACCTTTTTACTGTAACAAATTCATTAGTTTCTATAAGGTAGTTATTGCCCGGTATTAACAACTTCATATCCATTACGCGCTTCATAACAAGTATGCAGCCTACTGGATACTCAGCCATGCTATCACTTGTATTCCTAATAGCTATTTCCGCTTTGGGAAAACAAGACCCCACATTTATATAGTCTGGAGAAGATTTGCTATCGGTTATTTCTTCAACCGAATTGAACATTGCAATCATCCCCTCTGCTTCTTTATGCGTCATCGGCCCACTCTCAAACATTAGCCATTCCTTGCGTATCTCAGGAAATGCCTCAATAATCTTGTTGGCAAGTTTCATGCTTATACCATGTCGGCCTCCCCGGATGTCTGTAAAAGTTTGCGCAGAAGCAATCCCCACTTTATCTGCAAGGTCTTTCCACGTTAATCCGGTCATTTGCTGGATTTCGATAAGTTTTTCTCCGTCAGTCATAATGTTAACGATTGTTAAATACTGATTTTACTATTGCTTCAATCAGTATTTTGTTGTACTTTTGCAGTGTCAATACTGATTAACTACTTAATCAATCAATGTAAAAACAATGATTAAATACTTAATCGGCATTACAGATGCAAAGTTAATACTTATTTTTGAAATAAGCCAAATGGAACAGAGAAAAATTAAGCGTGGCGACCGATTGCAAGTTGCTCTTTTAGAGTTGAATGTGGGGGAATCAGTAAAAGTACCTTACCGGCACTATTCTGAAAACTCTATACGGTCAACTGTAACGCAACTCAAGAAAGGCAGCGAAGACCCTATTGGGTATGATATAGATGCGCGGTCTAACGTAGCCGCCATTATAACACGTACTCAGTAATTATGGAAAATGTAGGAACATTTACTATTGGTCTTGACACCCCTATTCATCTGCTGACACCCCGACAATTATTTGAAATGTTGGGCGAATGGCAAGCAAAGACAAAACAAGTAGAAGAAAAACCCCAGAAGCCTGAGCGATGGTATGCAAATAGCATTGGTGAACTTGCTGAAATCCTCGGAACATCGGAATCAACAGTCTATCGTATGAAAGCAAACGGAGTGCTTGATGACTGCATCAGCCAATATGGGCGATGGATGATGATAGATGTAAACAAGGTGTTTGAGAAGTTCAAGCTATCCAACAGGCGTAGGAAAAAGAAATAGGATGAGCCAAGAGAGGCAGTCCTTTGGCGAAAGCCATAAACATCAACATTCTAACGCCCGGTTTATGCAAGCAGCCGGGCAACTTGAAGACATAGCGAAAATTGGTAGGCGCATCACTTATTCAACATAAAGCCCGTAGTCGGGAGGTGCCGAGTGGATAAGGAAGTATGGTAGGCGATACAATGTGGGTTCGACTCCCACTGTCTTCACTAATGCAAGGCCGGAAGCAGTAAGACGGCATTAAAAAACATTCTTCATTATGATAGAAGAAATTCAGGGATATGAGGTCGCCCGTCTGAATGACCCTACGCCAGCGCAGTTGGTTGAAACCATCGACCATTCGGAACGCGCAAACATTGATATGCAGGTAGCAACTGCGCATCAGTATCCACGAAGCATCAGCCGTTGCGTGAACAATTCTATCGCCATAGCAACGATGGATATGGAAACGGCACAGTCGTGCGGATATGCTCTCCCCCGTGGTGGCAAACCTATTACCGGCCCATCGGTGCATCTTGCAAAAATTATCGCACAGCAATACGGCAATATGCGAGCCGAGGCGCGTGTGGTTAATGTGACCGCGACACAGGTCGTTTCACGCGGCACCGCTTGGGATTTGGAAAACAACTATGCCGTAGCCTTTGAGGTGCGTAGGTCTATCCTTACTTCAAAAGGTGGTCGTTTTTCGGAAGACATGATAACCGTTACTGGCAATGCGGCAAATGCAATCGCTTTTCGTAATGCGATTTTCACCCTTGTACCTAAAGCTATCACCGACAAGGTGTATAAGGCAGCGCAGAATCTTATCACGGGTGATTTATCTGACGAGGAAAAACTCGTCAAGCGTCGCGCAGGTGCAATCAAGCATTTCAATGATATGTACGGCATATCAGAGGAAGAGGTTGTCAAGTTGTGTGGCAAGCATACCATCAATCAGATTCAGGCAAATGAAATTGCCCTATTGCTTGGAATCGTTCAGTCACTCAAAGACGGTGATACAACCATTGAAGAGGTGATGGCTCCTATTCGGAATAGCAAGGAAGCAAAATCAAGCAAGCTCAACGACATTGCCAGCCGTGCAGCCAAAGGCAAAAACAAGCAATCTGCCCCGGCTGAATCAGAACAGCCGCAGAACGCCCCCACTGAACACGTAGATGAAGAAACGGGCGAAGTGAAAGAAGATGGCATTTTCTCAGCACCCAACCCTGAAATTTAAGTATCATGGCAAATATAAACTTTAATCAGGAACAGCGCAGTTTGGACTGGTACCGCGCTCGCTTAGGCTACATTACCGGTAGTCAGGTAGGTTCGCTTATGAAAAGCGGACGTGCAAAGGATAAGGTTTTCAGTGAAACCGCTCTGACATACCTTTATCAACTTGCAGGGGAACGCTCCCTTAATCCCGAAATCGTGAAAGATGACAATATGTTTTCTTTCTACATCGACACCACCACATCAACCTCTAAGGCTATGCGCTTCGGCACTGAGCAGGAGGAACACGCCCGAAACACATATATACAAATCACCGGGCGCGAAGTCAAGGAGGTGGGTCTTTGCAAGCATCCCAAAATCCCATTTTTGGCTTCATCGCCTGACGGAATTACAAGCGATAAAAACGAGGTGGGTTGTGTAGAAATCAAATGCCCCACATTGTCAACTTATAGCAAATATGTTGCTGAAATCCACGATAACGAATCACTGAAAAAAGTCAATCCTGACTATTTCTACCAGTGCCAGAACCACATGGCTTGCACCAACACCTCTTTTTGCGACTTCATTGCCTTTTGTCCTTTTGTGGAGAATCCTATCCACATTGTACGCATCACACGCGATAATGACGAAATCGCCCTCATTGAGGAACGTGTCGCACTTGCAGAAGACGTAATCAAAGCAAACTATTCACAACTTAATCCCCAAAGAGCATAATCATGGCAGATAACAACACTTTTCTTACGGGCAGCATTTGTCTTACTGACATACCCGTAAGCCAGATGAAAAAAGTAATGTGCAAAGACGGTAAGGAACGTGTGTTTCTTAATGTCGCAATCTTCGCAAAGAAGCAGCCTCAGACTTTTGGCGACCGCACATATACCCACTTTATATCCTGCGCACCTAAGAAAGAGGAGCGCATAGAGGGTGAAAACTACATCATGGGCGACCTTGAAACAAGGTCATCCAAACCTCAGACACCGACAACGGAAGACGTTGCAAATGCTCCCAGCTTCGCACCAAACGAAAAACCAGACCTACCATTCTAAGAATCACTTTCACTCGGCTATATCGTGGCAAACCCACGGTATAGCCATAAATAAACATAGAATGAACTCAGCTTTATTAACTGATGGCTATAAATTAGACCATCGCAGACAATATCCGGCAGGAACGGAATATGTCTATTCAAACTGGACTCCACGCAGTAACGAGTATCTCAAGGAAGCCGAAGATGGTGCAGTGGTGTTCGGTATTCAGTATTTCATCAAGAAATATCTGATAGAGAACTTCAATCGCCACTTCTTTAACAAGCCGGAAGATGAGGCAGTCGCATCATTCAAACGCCGCATCGATACATTTCTTGGCAAGAATGAGGTCGGCAAGGAACATATAAGGGAGCTTCATAAACTTGGCTATCTGCCTATCAAGATGAAATCACTCCCGGAGGGTTCTATATGCCCCATTCGTGTGCCGATGGTCACAGTTATCAACACAAACCCCAAATTCTTCTGGCTTACCAATTATTTGGAAACCATCATGTCTTGTGAGTTCTGGCTCCCAATGACATCAGCCACTATCGCCCGTATCTACCGCAAGGAACTTGAACGTCATGCCGAAAAGACCGGCTTCACACCTGACGTTAATCTTGGTTTTCTGTGCCACGATTTTTCAATGCGTGGAATGGCAGGTCTTGAAGCCGCTATTACAAGCGGTATGGGTCATCTGACATCATTCGTAGGCAGTGAAACACTCCCGGCTATTGATGCGGTAGAAGAATACTACAACGCAGATGCGGAAAAGGAAATCATCGCAATGACTGTACCAGCATCGGAACATAGCGTTATGTGTGCCGGTGGCAAAGATGATGAAATCGGCACATTCAAAAGGTTTCTTACTGAAATCTATCCCACAGGCTTTTGCAGCATCGTAAGCGACACATGGGATTTATGGCAAGTCGTTACTGACTTCTTGCCACGCCTCAAGGACATCATAATGAATCGGGATGGTCGTTTGGTCGTTCGCCCCGACAGTGGAAACCCAGTAGATATTATCTGTGGTGTCAATCCGGAAGACTGCGTTGAAATCAATGGTAAAGAGTACCATATCCCCGGTGTAATGAGGGATGCGCAGTATTCTGAATCAATTCAAGATGCTATCAGATGCTATCCTAATGACCCTGTTTATATGGCGATGGAAGTATCACCTGCTGAAAAGAAAGGTGTGTATGAACTTCTGTGGGATATATTCGGTGGAATTACCAACGAAAAGGGTTACAAAGTCCTTGATACCCACATCGGAGTCATCTATGGGGACAGCATCACTATCGAACGTCAGAAAGAAATCTATCGCAGACTTGAAGCAAAAGGTTTTGCAGCCACAAATCTCGTTTTGGGAATTGGCTCTTATACCTATCAATATCGCACCCGTGATAGCCTCGGCTTCGCTATGAAAGCAACATGGTGTCAAGTGAATGGCGAACCGCGAGAAATCTTCAAATCGCCCAAAACTGATAGTGGAATGAAGAAGTCACTCAAGGGGCTTATCCGCGTTGACAAGGACGAAAACGGCAAATTCTATGCTACCGATTGTGTAAGCAAAGAACAGGAAGCAGGTGGTTGCCTTGAAACCGTCTTTGAAGACGGAAAGCTCGTAAAAGAAGTTTCATTTTCAGAAATCCGTGAAAGACTATGTTAATAGATGGTATGCAGGTAATCAACATTACCAATCAGACCGGGTGTAAAATCACCACATTTCCCGATGGGGAAAAGCACGTCACAGTTGATGAACTGAACCGCAGAATCCCAGTGTCAATCTTTTGCCGTATAGCTTGTGCAGATGACCTTTTCTGCCTTATGCAAGTTGCTGATGTTGTCAAGCGTCAGGAAATGATTATTGACAACCTTTTCATTGGCTACCTTATGACAATGAGATGCGACCGCCTATTTGACATCAACCGCCCGTTTTCGCTTAAACTGGTTGCGAACATCATCAATGATATAGGCGCAAAGCGTGTAAACATCGTGGAACCTCATTCAATGGCTTCTATGCTACTTATAAAGGATTCTGTCGGCATCCTTTCTACCGCTGAGTTCTTTATCAGAGAGATTCGTAATTCAAAGGAAAGGAATCTTGATGTAGTGCCGGTTCTACCTGACAGCGGTGCAGTAAGCCGATACCGGTTAATGATGCCCTATGTAGTTTGCAACAAAGAGCGTGACCCGGAAACAGGTAAACTACTGTCATTTTCTGTAAACGCAGGGGATGTGGATTGCAAAAACAAAGATTTGGTTCTGCTTGATGACCTTTGCGATGGTGGCGGAACTTTTGTAGGTCTTGCACCTAAACTCCGCGAACTTGCCCCGAAATCCTTATCGCTTCTTGTTACCCACGCTATTCAGCTTGAGGGTATCAAGAAAGTTGCCGAAGCCTATGATAATGTGTTTATCACTAACTCCTACAAGGAGTGGGAAGATGAGCCATTACCCGAAAATGTAACCGTCTTTAAGGTCTTCAAATGAAAGGATTCTTTAGAAGATGGAAACGTAAAAAGTCAGAAGCACCTGCCAATCCTAAACCAGTTGCTCAATTCAGTGTGACCATTTATAAGGATTGTGCCGAATTTCACATTGATGGTGACGAGGTTAAGATTGGTAGTGCGCTTGTGACTCTCCTACTGAATAATCAGTATGCCCACAAGATTATTATTAACTCTGTCATTTCAGCGGAAAAGGAGCGTGAAAGACAACGTGCCTATGCTGAAATGATGGCAATAAATCTGAACTAATATGTTTTTTGAAGCAAAAATCAAAGTAGAAAAGACCCTTGATAGTGGTGAAGTAAAGGAAGTTACGGAGCATTTCATTCTGGATGCAGAACTGTTTGGCGAAGCGGAAAAGATTATGTTTGAGGAGTATCCCAATCATAAGGTTGATGTTTTTGCCATCTACCGTAGCAAAATCCGGGAAATAATCAATCAGAAAGAAGATGACAAGCCTTTCTTCAAGGCTACCGTTATAGACATCTTTACAGATGAAGTGACCGGCAAGGAAAAGGAAACGAAATATGAAATCCTTGTATGCGCTGAGAGCGTGGCAGAAGCGACCGCCATAACCAATGAATATCTCAAGCAAGGATATGACCTGCGTCTGGACGAAATCAAGCGTGTTAAAATCGTCGATTATATCCAATATAAGCCGGCAGCATAATCAGTCATCGCCATGAACCCAAGTCAATCCGAAATAGGTTGGATACGCCTTTATCGTAAGATAACGGAATGGCGATGGTATGGTGTGCCTAATATGATGGCTGTGTTCATCCATCTACTTATCAGCGCGAACCACAAAGACGGATATTGCTACGGATTTGAGGTTAAGAGGGGTCAGCTTCTGACCTCTCAAGCTAAGATAATGGAACGGATAGACATCAAGCGTGGTGCATTACGTGAATGTTTGGATAAGTTAGTGGCATCAGGTGAAATCGTCATTGTTACAACCAACAAACATTCACTAATAACTATTTGCAATTATGATAGTTATCAAGGCGGTGAGGACAATTACAACCAACAAACCGCCAACAAACCGCCAACAGAAAACCGTCAGACCGTACCTCAAGACATACCTCAATCCGACCCTCCAACCGCCACAAACAATAATAATAAGAATAAAAAGAATGATAAGAATGAAAGAATGGAAGAAGAGGAAAAAGAGAGTAAAACTCTCCAAAAGGCGAAAGAAGATTTTGATGCTTTTCGCAAAGCATATCCCGGCACTAAGCGAGGATTGACTACGGAATTTGAAAATTTCAAGCGAAAACATAAAGACTGGCGCGATGTAATCCCGCTTCTGCTCCCTGCGGCTAAGGCGTATGCTGAACAGACAAGGGGAACACCAAAAGAATATATCAAGCATCTCCAGACGTGGATAAATAACCGCTGCTGGGAAACCGAATATCAACCCAATAAACAACCCATCTATGGAATCAATAGACCTTATCAACCAAATGGTGTATCTCCAGCCGACAATGGCCTCAAGATGCCAGACGGAAGTCAAATCCACTAAGGCGTTGTTTCTTGACTGCATAAAGTCATATTGCAAGGATTTCGTTGTGGATGACAGAAACAAGCAAGTCGTTACCGACCTCTTTCATTGGTGCATCCGTGATAAGAAAGGCGCATATAATCCTGAAAAGGGATTGTGGATATATGGCAATATCGGTACAGGCAAAAGCACCCTGATGAAAGCCATCCTGCTATTCGTCACAAAGTATTGGCTTCGGGATAGCGGTGAGGGTGTAAAGCCTAAATGGGTTAATGTACCAACATTCTGTGGAACATACGCCACTGACGGATTTTCGGTGTTTGATTCAATCCCTATGGGTTTTGATGAATTGGGTACTGAAATAGCCCCTACAAACCACGTAGGCAATAAACTGAACGTTGTGGCGCATCTGATAAATACTATCTACGACAACAGAAGTGACATCCCTAAAATTATAACTACCAACAGTTCATTATCCGGAATACTCAGTCTTTATGGCCCAAGAACAGTTGACCGAGTGGCACAACTTTTCAATCTTGTGGAACTGAAAGGAATGTCAAGGCGTGGCACTGAGGATATTTGGAAAATGATTCAAAAAGAACAAAACAAAGACAAGGAGTAACAATCTCTATGAAATCTTATAGCGACTTTGGTATAGACATCCCATCTGGACGCAATAGCGGCAAGATAAAAATGATATGCCCTAAATGCCATGAGCAACGGAAGAATAAGCGAGATAAAAGTTTATCCGTTGACTTGGATAAGGGCGTATGGCACTGCCATTATTGTAGCTGGAGCGGAACTATTCACGTTGGTGAAAGGTCGCATGATGCTCCGAAGAAAGAATACCGCAGACCAACACCACGCCCCATCACCACACTTTCACGCAAATTAGTTGATTGGTTCAATAGTCGTGGTATTTCGGAAAGCACCCTCAAGAAAATGAAAATAAATGAGGGTGAACATTTCATGCCTCAGAAAGGTAAGAAGATGAATACCGTACAATTCAACTATTATCTGAATGGCGAACTTATCAACGTTAAGTATCGCACAGGGCAAAAGGATTTTATGCTTGAAAGCGGTGCGGAACTGATACCTTACAATCTTGATGCCATCACCGGTGAAAGCGAGTGCATTATCACTGAGGGCGAGATGGATTGCCTTTCATTCGTGGAAATCGGAAAGGCAAATTGCATAAGCGTACCCAATGGAGCGAATAGTAATCTATCATATCTTGATGACTTCATTGATGGATGGTTTGAAGATAAGGAAACAATCTATATAGCCTCAGATACCGATACTAAAGGACTGCAACTTCGCGATGAACTTATTCGTAGATTTGGTGCAGAACGATGCCGAGTGATAACTTATGGCGATGATTGTAAGGATGCCAACGAACATCTACAAAAATACGGTAAGGAAAGTCTTGAGAAGTGTCTTCGTGATGCAAAGGAAGTAAAGGTAGATGGAGTATTCTCGCTGAATGATTACGAGGAGGAACTTGACTCAATCTATAAAAATGGTCTGAAAAAGGGTTTTCTTGTAGGTCATCCCAATCTTGATGCTTTAATCAGCTTTGAAACCAAGCGACTCGCTATCGTGACCGGCATACCGGGTAGCGGTAAATCGGAATTTATCGACGAGATGTGTGTGCGTCTGAATATTCTTTACGATTTCAAGGTCGGTTTCTTCTCACCGGAGAATATGCCGATGGAATATCATGCCGTCAAATTGATTGAAAAGTTATGTGGAAAGAAACTGCAAGCCTATTCTAACAGTGATGAGAATATCACTCTAGACCAGTACTCAAATGCCAAGTCTTATTATCGGGATAACTTCTTTCATGTTATGCCGGAAGACGGATATACAATAGACAACATTCTGGCAAAGGCTAAATATCTTGTAAGACGCAGGGGCATAAGAATCTTCGTTCTTGACCCATTCAACCGAATAGAGCATGAGCAATCCAGCCGCGAATCGGAAACCCAATACATATCACGGGTTCTTGACCGGATGTCATCTTTCGCAATCCAGAACGACATTCTTTTTGTGTTGATGGCACACCCCACAAAAGTGCGCAAGGATAACGGAAACGGTGGAATCCCTACTATGTATGACATCAATGGTTCGGCTAACTTTTTCAACAAGGCTGATTATGGTATCATTGTGCATCGCGAGCGTGATGAAAGTAAGAACTACACGCTTGTAAGGGTGGAAAAGGTAAAGTTCAGACATCTCGGTCAGCCGGGTGATGCTACTTTCAAGTTCAACGTCATCAATGGTAGATATATACCGTGGAAGCAAAGCGATGGTATAGTCGTGAATTTCAAAGCTGATATGGTAGATATGATAAAGCAGAAGCAGAATGATGAAATCACCATACCTCAGACTCAGATAGAATTGCCGTGGAATAATCTGCCAAGTTCGCCACCATTAACACCTTTCTCCCAGACAACATATAATCCTGACCCGGATTTCCCATTTGGGCCGACTGACCCAGATGAACCATTACCATTCTAAATCAAAAACAAATGAAAGATATAGAACTTTTTAATGACCATTTTCAGAACTTCAAGGGTTATGGCATACCCAAAGCGCAGTTAATCATTGCAGATGTGCCATACAATCTTGGAAACAACGCATACGCCTCTAATCCGAAATGGTATAAGGATGGGGATAACAAGAATGGTGAAAGTGAATTAGCTGGTAAGCAATTCTTTGATACCGATAAGGATTTTCGCCCGGCTGAGTTCATGCACTTTTGTTCGCAAATGCTTGTAAAAGAGCCAAAGGAAACCGGGAAAGCACCTTGCATGATTATCTTTTGTGCGTTCAATCAGCAGATGTATTTCATTGAATTAGGGGAACGCTACGGTTTCAAGAATTATATACCATTGGTTTTTCGTAAGAACTATTCGCCACAAGTACTCAAGGCAAATATGAAGATTGTCGGTAATTGTGAGTATGGCATTTTGCTTTATCGTGATAAACTCCCCAAATTCAACAATGATGGGCGAATGGTTTTCAACTGCATGGATTGTCCGCGTGATACGAAGACACCAAAAATTCATCCTACGCAGAAATCAGTGCCGTTGCTTGAGCAACTTATCCGTATCTTCACAGACCCCGGCGATGTTGTCATTGACCCGTGCGCCGGCAGTGGAACTACATTGCTCGCAGCCCGAATGTGTGGACGTAGGGCTTACGGATTTGAAATAAAGAAGAATTTTCATGCGGATGCAATCAATCTTCTGAACACCTATAACCCTCCTTTGTCGATGTTTGATGTTGCCGACTTGGACGCGAAAAGGGCAAAAGGAAAACAACATAAACAATCAACACTCTTTCAGGATGAACCCCAAAAGTAACATCATTCTTGGCGATAGCTTTGAATTACTGAAATCGATGGCAGACAAAAGCGTTGACCTTGCCCTATGTGATTGCCCTTACGGAATCGACATTTGCTCAAGTGGCAGATTGATTAAGGAAAAAGGCCGACAATATAAGGCTTGGGATAAACAAGCCCCATCAACGGAATTTTTTCAAGAGCTTTTAAGAGTCAGCAAGAACGCCATCATTTTCGGTGCAAACCATTTCATTGAACGTATCCCCATCAATTCAAAATGCTGGATTGTGTGGGATAAGGAACAGCCGGAAGCACTGTCTTTCGCTATGTGTGAACTTGCGTTGACAACCTTTGACCGCTCCGCAAAGATATTCAGATATAGCGCAGCACGTCAGAACGTAAAGGAAACTCGCATACATCCGACCCAAAAGCCGGTAGCATTATATGGCTGGATATTCAGAAACTTTGCAAACCCCGGTGATTTAATACTTGACACCCATTTAGGCAGTGGAAGCAGTCGTATCGCTGCCTATCAGATGGGATTGGATTTCATCGGTTGTGAAATTGACCCTGAATATTTTTCAGCGCAAGAAGATAGATTCAAGCAGGAATGTATGGGCGTAACCCGTAGGGGAGATAAGATATTCACCCAATATAACCTTTTCAACGAAGACCAAAATGGAGAAGATAACAGTATTTGAAGCCTTTGCCGGATATGGCAGTCAGTCTATGGCATTGGAAAAACTCAAACAAGACATAGGACTGGATTATGAAGTCGTAGGCATCAGCGAGATAGACCCAACCGCCATCAAAGCCTATTATGCAGCGCGTGACCCTGAACTTACCTCGCGTTGTGATACGGTTTTTGACTTGGAAAATGTAATCCGGGGGGGGTATCAACCACCGAAAGAACTTGTAGAAAAGTATCCCAACTATGGGGATATTACACTTATAAACTGGGAGGAAGTCCCGGATTTCAATCTTTTTACCTATTCATTTCCCTGCACCGACATCAGCAATGCCGGGTTGCAGAAAGGACTTGCCGAGGGGTCTGGAACCCGTTCATCACTTCTATGGGAGTGCGCAAGGGCAATAGAATTGAAACGCCCCAAATATCTCTTGATGGAAAACGTCAAGGCACTCGTCAGCGACAAATTTATGCCCGATTTCAAGAAATGGGCAAAATACTTGGAAAACCTCGGTTATTCAAATCACTATCAGGTACTGAACGCAAAAGATTATGGTGTGCCGCAGAACCGCGAGCGCGTCTTTATGGTCAGTATCTTAGGCGAAGCCATATACTATTTCCCCAAACCATTCAAGTTAGACCGCCGCCTCAAGCACGTATTGGAAACAGACGTGGATGAGAGCTACTATCTGTCTGATGAAAAGATTCAGGCAATAATCGACCATTGCGAGCGCAAGCAAGCAGAGGGTTGTGGCTTCAAGACGAACTTCCAAACCGGGGGTATTGCGGAACAATCACAGGCAATTATGGGCAACGAGAAACTGACACTTACATCAGAGAATGAAGATGGGATTATCGTTGTGGGTAAAATGAACAATTCACAGGACGGAAAAATCGTGGATGCAGATGGCATAGCACCGACACATACAAGCGGACACGGAAACTGCCCTAAAGTATTAGTAAATACCCCACCCAAAACAATTTGTCTGAACTCAAAGGATGAAACAGGAAAACAACCGAGTATCCATGACCGGGTATATGACAGTAATGGAATAGCAACCGCACTGACTACCGGGTGGCATCCTTGTGTTACCGAATACCCAAACAATCAAGATAATGATTAAAAATCGCCATTTACCCCCCCCGAAATAGTCTTGATAGGTAATATAATGCCGTCAGGACATCGTGCCGGAAACGTATTTGACCCTAATGGAATATCTCCAACCATTATGGATAATCATGGCTACCCGGCTTTCGTGATAGAAAAAATTAAAAATGAAGATATGAATCAGCTCATTCAAGTTGCACAGATTTATGACAAGGAAAAGAATCCCACCAATGGCAGGGTTTATGACCCTTGTGGTATATCGCCAACACTGACAACTCCGACTGGAGGTAATTCGATGCCGCTGATAATGACAATGGAAGAAAACGTAATGAACTCACGCCTGAAAGAAATGCTTGAAGATGGTCAAATCCCATTTATGGATGGTCTTTGGATTGATACCTACAACAAGGGTGTTAATCCAAACGTAGCCGGAACACTCAGAACGACCATTGATAGCGCAAATATGCACTATGTTATGGAACAGATACCTTTCAACACAGCCGACAACGGATTAGCCTATACAATCACTACTCGTTATGGCGCGATGTGCGCGAGCAATCTGATTGATGGAAATTTCCCTATGACCGGCATCTTAACAATCGACAATCCAACAGAAGAAATGAAACGACAAATTGAAGACGGAATCCTTAACTTTGACAAAGGTATGCCGAAACAGTCAACTGCTAAGTCTTGTGCAATGCGAAGACGTGGCACTGAGGGTGCTTATCGTCAAGAAGTGGAAATTGGCGATGATGTAGCCAACGCCCTCACCACCGTTCAGAAAGACTCTATGATTCTTGAGGGCGAAGACCCATCAATCATCAGCCTTATGTCTTGGAATAGACCCGGCGGCGACGTAGGCGACGTTTCGCCGGCAATTACCACAAGCGCATGGGAACAGAACAACTTCGTAAAACTCCCGGACGGTGACAGCCCTATGGTTATGGCCGACCCACGGAAGAATTACGGCAGATTACAGCCATCGGCTGAATCCTCGCCCACGCTTCTCAGCACTGACTACAAATCGCCCCATCTTGTAGTGGAAAGAGGCGACGGTGAACTTGATATGTCTGACCCAGAAACGCGCATCATCAAGCGAGCCGCAGACCATGTGGCGCAGGAGTACGGAACGCAGACGCGCTTTCGCATACGCAAGCTGACCCCACGCGAGTGCTACCGCCTTATGGACGTGCCGGAAGAATATATCGACCGCCTGTTAGCGTCTGGCATATCCAAATCCCAACACTACAAACTGGCGGGAAATTCTATCGTGGTATCATGTCTTTATCACATCTTCAAGAATTTATTTACCAATGAAATCCCAGTTAATCAACAGCTATCCCTTTTCTGATATGCTTGACGGCATAAAGCTCCCAGAATCGGTCATTGCCGAAATGGAAAAGCGAGGGATAAGTGCAAACCCCATACCCATAAAGCCGATGATTGACACCGGCATCCACTTCAAGAAGCGCGAACCAATGCGCGAGCGTGAGTTATCTACGGAAGAATTTCTGAATCTTTTTGAACGTCAGGAATCCTTGAGAATGGCATACATCCCTCATTTCATAACCCAATGCGTAGTCTATTATCTGGACTTGCTTGTAGCGTATGCAAGGGATAACCGACTTTCTGATTACAAGAAGCAGACACGTAGGCTAAGGGAAATAAAAGAAGAATATCTCACGGCACTCAAACATGAAATGCCGACTCATGTTTTTCAGAAGTTTCTTGACCAGCGCGATGAATACCTTGCAAGTTGTGGAGCTAATCTGAATTTGATGTATTTCACGTTCGGAAACCAGATTCTCAAGTATCACGGGCGCATTGAACACGAAAGTATCTTCTGCTATGCCAATATCATAGTCGCTTTCATAGACTATGTAGAAGACTTTGACCGACAGGTTAACAAGCGAATTGCTGAAAAACTTGGGATGCCTTGTCGGAATCATGGGGATGCAAGACTGACAGCTATCAAAAGTGTTTGTATGGCTATCAAGAATCAGTATCCCATAAAACCTAACGAGCAGACTAACCTCTGTGTAAACGTGATGGCAAATAAAGCCAGCGCAATGATAAATGATATGTTATAAACAACCCCATCATCAACAATATGGAAAAAACCATTATTGACATCATCGACAAGAAAGCCCAACGTCAATACCGTGGTATGACGGAAACAAAGCGTAAGGCTTACCTGGCAATGCTCTACGCAGGTACCCAGATAACCCAGAATGGGTGTTCAGTAAGGGATATTGCTCCTGAAATTGGATATTCTGAAAGCGGAACATCCAAACTTGTGCAGAAGTGGATAGAGCTTATGGAGAAAGGTGACATTACAGTAAATCTGATTATCACTGCTATTCATAAGTTACCGAGGAATAAGCGATTTCAACTTAAATCTGTGGAAAAAGTGGAAGATGCCCCCAAAAAGCCAATCGTGGCCGTCAAGGAAGAGCCGCAGATAGTTGAAAAGGTCATCGTCAAACCATCTAAGCCACGAGTTAAGAAAGTCCTCGGTTTTCTTATCACTCCAGAAGATGAAATGCGTGAAAGAGCTGCAATCAGAGCATCCATACTTTACTTTCAGAATTACGGAAAAGGCAGAGAACCACGTCTGAATGGTGAATACTATACACCCGGCACCAATCCAGATGATGCGCCAAAAGATGATAGTAAATGGTTGCCCCTTGATACAGCCGCCCTTTACTGTGGTTGTAAAGAGGAAGTTATCAATAGAGCCGGTCAGAATGGCATCATTGCAAGGCGTGTATATAGAAGCACCTCCAATCGTAAATACTACGAATATAAGATAGATGATTTAGACCAGTTTATACGTGACAATCATCTTCTTTAAGCCGTGAATAAAAGTGTCAGGTCAAAAGATCTTAAAGAGTGAATAAGAGTTAAAAGTTTTATTCGCTCGGCACTTTTATTTGCATAATTAAACTAATTGGTTTAACTTTGTGTTATAAAATATAGTAAATAATTTAATCAAATAATATATGAAGCAAGAGAAACCGCCTCAAGATGGTGTTGAGAAATGGGCTGAATGGCTTGATGCGCAGCCTAAGAAAACACGCCTGAATAATGAGCAAATGGATATTTTCATTGCTATGACAATGAAAGAAAATGATGTTGAAACGGATTCAGACGCATTGAAGCTTGTTGCCCCAAAACAACAAAACTATGCTTCTATGTTCTTCAACAGAGTAAAAGCCTGTCACACCTATACAGTCAGCGTGGCAGTTGCAATCTTTATGTCAACGCTTATCAAGCGACCCGGTGAAGCCGTAATCTATTCTAACTTTCTTCAATATAAAGCCTTTAAGATGGGCAAAAAGAGGATGACGATGCGTGAAATAGCGTTGATATGGGCTTGGGGATTTTTCTCTCAGGAAACCTTGCAACTGGCATGGGATAGACAGAAGTATGCCGGATGTTATGCTTCAAATATGCTTGACTCTTACGAAGCACAGAAATCCATTGAAATCGCAGATTGACTATGGCAAATAAAAAGCATAAAAGGAGAAAGAAAGGTCTATATCAGACCAATAAGGAAGCAAAGGTGCATGAAATAATAGAATGTCCTGTCTGCCATACCAAGTTTGAAAAGATTCAATGGATGCAGGCGTTTTGTTGCAGCCAATGCAAAGACAAGTTTCACAATATGCGATGCAAAGACCGGCACCGCTATTATGAACCAGAGGATGATAACCCATACGATAGTTTTTCAGATGAAGCTATGGATTTGGGAATTGCTGACTTTAATGATGATTAAAATGGATAAGAATCTATCATCACAAATGGCTTTGTCGATTGAGCAAATGCTGGAACTCCAAACGGTCGGTGTTGACATATCGGATACTCGTTTGGCGTGGTGTCCTTTATATAGTCAGGCACATCCAACTACACTTATTGGATATTACCTGATGGATAAAGATATTGCGGAATCCGACATCTGCGCAACCATCTGGCCTACTTATACGCTTGAGGATATAATGCTGAAAATGCCGCTCGCAGAAGTCAGGTATAATGAACTTATGCCGAAAGATAGGAACTGGGTTGCATCGGTATGTATGAAAGACCAACATTTTTTTAATAAGAGCCATGCAGATAAGACTCCTTTAGGGGCTGCGTTTTTGGCTTTGAAATGGATGGCAATAGCATATCCAGAAAAAATCATCATACTGCAAAACGACACCAACAAATGAAGTATTTTAGGATTGTTAAGGAGTCTCCCACTATCTACCGGATAGACCAAAGACATTCGCTTCTATTTGGTCTAATCAAATTTTGGGATAATGGTGCATCAGACCTTTGCCCTAACATCAGATTTGAACGTGGCGTTGATGCTTTACACTATATAATACGAACCTACCCGGATAGTCGTATCACCCTTAAATATACTCATATATATGGCTTCTGAAACAACATCCCCGATAATCGACCCCGTGACTCTGAGCGAGGAACAACGAGATACAATTTCAGCAATGTATTCTACTGAAAAACAACTTGAGTTTTCAGGTGAAACTGAAAATGAGAAGACAGTTGGACGAAGTATTTGTATGACACTTGATGGCTTTTCGGCTATAATTATTTTAACAAAGAAGAATAACAATGGATGTTCAGATACCGGTTATCTATCCCTCAACTCTTACAGAGGAGCAGAGGAAGATAATCAAAGCAATGTTTCATCATTATGAAAAGAGAATAATACATTCTTCAGATGATATGAATGGTTTTATAGCCGAGGGTCATGTAGATGCCTTTCTATGGCTTTTTGGTGAGGATTTTTTTGAAAAAGGAGAATAATATGGAAAATGGTATTCTTTTCAATCGAAAAGACCGCGTAAGGCTCAAGAAATACCGCGATATTATTTGTGACGGTCAGCTTACGGATATTGGGCCGGAAGATATTGGCGAGGTAGTCGCTGATTGTTGGGGTGGATATGTAAAAGTTGATAATCCCCAATACGACCGATATAGCAATGTTGTGGCATACGAGAATGGTATCCCATCAAGAATCAGGTGTAAAAGATGTGGTGGTGAAGGATATTTCGTAGGAAACGTGAAAGAAGCTATTGATATGCTCAAAGCGTCTATCGCAAATCGTAAAGGCTTATCAGTAAAAGAATCAAAGCAATTACTAAGGATATTAAATAATTACAATAATGGAACTCAATGATTATCAGAAAGCAGCCCTTTCAACTGCAATATATCCGAATGATGGTAATATCAGTTATCTCGCACTTGCTATATGCGGTGAAGCCGGTGAACTTGCTGATAAGGTCAAAAAGGTTTTACGTGATAAAGACAGCAATTTTACGGAAACCGATAAACGCGCATTGGCATTGGAACTTGGTGATGTGATGTGGTATGCTGCAAATCTCGCCTATGTTCTTGGCTATGACCTGTCCGAAATAGCACAGATGAATAGAGAAAAGGTAGCAGAGCGCATTGAACGTGGAACACTTCATGGAGATGGAGATTATCGATAATACTTATGGCAGCAGATACACCTTTTTCTATCACGCAGATAGAACTTGCTCTTGCGCAATACTTCAACTATCGCACAAATTTGATAGTACCGAAAGTATCATGGGGTCTTCTCAATCACGAAGCTGACCTATTGATTATGAACAGGACTGGTTATTTGACGGAAATTGAAATTAAAAGAAGTTGGGCTGATTTTCTTGCGGATTTTCGCAAAAGTCATACTCATGATGATTCAAAGGTGTCATGGTTTTATTATGCCGTGCCTGAATCTATCGTTGAAAGGTGTAAGGCAAAGTTGATGGAAATAGACCCCAATAAACGATGGGGATTGATAAGTTACTTTACCGATAGAATGGGTGAATGTTGGCCGAATATCGTTTGGTATCCATCAAACTCTACAAAACACAATCCATCAAAGAAACTATCACTTGAGGAACAATACCAACTTGCGCGACTCGGTGCTATGCGCACATGGCCGCTGAAAAATAAAATAATAAGCAATGGAAAATAAATATGACATCATAGTAAAGAAGCATACCGGTGTGGAACTTGTGCAACTTGCCGCCAGTTTTACATCCGGTCACGAAAGTAAGATAACCCTGAAACGTGCCTACAAAACGGAACACTCCATCATAAGGACACAAATCTTCACGGTGGAATGTTACAATATCCCTCTTTTTGTAAGCACCCATTTCATCCGTCATCATGTGGGTTCACAGCCTTACCAATTAACCTGTCGTATCGACCGCCCCGGCGGTGGTAATCCCCATCTCAAGGAACGTATCGCAGAGGTCAACGAATTGCTCGCAGATGGAAGAATTGAAGAAGCCTGTGATATTCTGAATTGGCTTGCAGAAAATTCAGACCGCTACACAAAGGTGAATCTTCTGCTTTTTGGAAATGCGCAAGCATTTATTGATATGGCAAAACTCCGTCTTTGTACCACTGCTTCACCTGAAACAAGAGAAATCTTTCAGGTTATAAAGTCCAAGATTGCAGAAGTTGACCCCGACTTAGCTCCATTTCTTGTAAAGAAATGTGTTTATCGTGGAGGTATCTGCTGTGAACTTAAATGTTGCGGATACAACAAATCTGATATGTTTCAGAAAGAACTCGCCCAGTATAAATTACTTTTCTCCAATTAGGCTATGGATGACGATGGAATCCAATATATCAAGTTTATGAATGAAGAATGTAGGCTACGTTACCTTATCGATAAGTATAAGGAACATGATAAGAAACGTAATCGGTACATCGCACATCTATTGCGAATGAATGACCAGCAAGCCGAAAAGATAAAACGACTTGAGGCTCTTTCGGAACGTCAGCATGAAGAAATAGATGAGTTGATGGATGCCTACGATGGTGCGAAGCCTTTAATTGCAGACAAGGCACACCGGGCAAACGTCTATGAACTTATCAAAAGGGCAAATGAAGCGAAAAAGAATAGACGGGTGGTGGAAAAGCTCACAACCGAAAATACCCGTCTATCCGAAGAAAACAAAGGTCTGAAAGACCGGGTAAAAGCACTTGAAACAATCATCAAAAATCTACATAATGGAACAAAACAATAATCCCCGTGTCATTGACTTCTCCAATGATTTAGAATCAGTCAATGACGACAAATCTCCGGATGTAAAGGCGTTTAAGAATACCGTTAGCAAAATGACCGACATCTTTATCGCTAAGAACCATGATTATGGCAATTCATTTGGGGAAACTGTGCGCGAGCTTGGTGTTGTTGCCGGCTTCGCTCCTATCATGCACAAGTTCAATCGCCTTAAAAACATCATTAAGGGAAACACTCCCCTTGTAGAGGGCGAAACCATCGAGGATACTCTGCTTGATATGGCAAACTACTGTATCATGCTTAATATGGAAATAAGCCAAAAGTAAATGATATGACCATTCAATATTTCAAGTTATATCTTGCTGGCATCATCTTCGGAATAATTCAGATGAGCGCAGATTTATTAAAGGCTGTCTATGAAACAGATTATTTTATGATAGCTTTTATGGGTCTTATGTTTATCGTGATGATAAGGCTATTGATTTGGGCGATGCGTGAACATAAACGAGAAAGAATGAAATATGGCAATCAATCCCAATCTCATAAATAACCTGCTTGATGTTTTCGCAGAAGCGGAAAAAGTCAGAGAAAAGGGTATTATGCCCGGTCTGAATGAGCAATATAAGCAATTTGGAATAAAGTATTTTGTATCTTACAAGGAGGTGGAACATATCAAAAATATGTTTCACCGGATAGGTAGGTATGATGAATCAGAATCATTGAAACTGCTGAATATTTCACCGGCAGAAAGATATGTCTTTAACCAAAGTCTGAAAGATATGGTAGAGGAAATGGTGATGAAGATGATTCAGGATGGAGTCATTGTTCTTGAGATAAAGGATTCTGATTACGGCAAACCATCATCGGAACTTACATTGACGGTTCGTGTTGTAAATCCCAGACCAACCATAAGGCGCATTGATATTCAAAGAAAAGATAAGGATTAAATAAAGGGCGATTGGATAATACCGACCGCCCTTTATAGTTATGGAAAAGTATGTTTATGTACGATTAGCAGGATTTGGCTCTACGAATTTAAGCATCATGTGGCAGAATGTACGTTGTGCATTCATTCCATAATCAGTGCCTTTACCACGATATATCAGATGATACACATCCGGGCTTTCTTGAGGTACTTGCAACGTGATTTCACCCTTATACATAAGAGCAAGAAAACTATTTTTCTTTTGCAGAAAGTCTTCTTTGGAACTACCGGTAATGGTAAAATCCAGAAGCAACTCACGGGATGCAATCTTTGGATTAGCATCTACAATGATGCGTTTTCCGTGTTCAAGGCGCGACTCGTTTTCGATATTTTCCTTTAATGTCAATGGCTCGGTCAGCGCATCAAGAAAACCATCCCCCATACGCACCCCAAAGGTATCATATACAGAATATTTGTTGATTTTAAGTTCCGGTATTTTATTCATGCTTAGAGATTTTTAGTATTTTTCTTGATTTCAGCAATGTCAGCTTGCATCGTCTGAATAGGCTTGACAATCGCCCCAGTGTTTTCACTGATAGTCTGCAATTCGATGTAGATTTTTGCAAGCTGACGCTCGATGTTATCCTGATGAACGTTGAAACGGCTATATTCCATTGCAATCTGGATAAGTTCATCGGTCATGTCCGCAAGAGTCATTGCAGAAATGTTGTCGGTAGCCTTGATTGATTCCACAGCTTCCTGCATTGCCGTCATCCTGCCAATGATGGCAAGACCCGTATCTTCCGTAATGGTAGTAACACCGGCTTTTGATGCCTCCTGCGAATACGCACTCCCGGCATCCCATCCCATAGCCTTTTTAAGACTATCGCGGTCAGTTATGGCACTATTTACGATGCTGTCCCACTCCTTTTTCAGTTTGGCTTGCTCTTCTTCGGTCAGACCATTGTCATCATTCATAGCATCTGCAAACCCCTCATACCACTTTTTCAAGAGGTCATTATATTTGGAGTTCATAAGGCTATTGATAACGGCCTGCTGCATCATCTTTTCCCAGTTGCTTGCGAAATCTTTAGAATCGGATTCCATATCAAGCAACAGGGATTTGAAGTCATCCTTGACGCTATCAAAAGAAACATCGGTCAACGACTCCCTGAAAGCGGTCTCAAGCTCTTCCAGTTCCTTGTAGTATTCGATGTATTCATCCATGAACTGAGCCGCATCTTTGTAGCCATCATCGGCAAGACCCTTGATTTTGGCGTAAAGGTCAGGTGCGCTCTGTGCAATCTTAGCCATCTGTTCTGACGTGAGTTTCCAGAAGTCACCGGCACTCTGCACGGATTTACCAACAATGGAGGATATGCGCGACCAGTCAGAACCGCTCATTCCTTTGTTGATTTTGTTATTAGACGACTTATGACCACCAACGCCTAAGAAGCCATTTGAATATGCTGCACCAGAACGCTGCATCATTTCTTGGGTATTCTTCATTGACTGCTCAATATCGGCTTTCTGCTGACGATACAAGTCACCCATATCGGCAGTAGCAGCTTCCCTCATTTCCGTAGCAAGGTTATCCACAGCCTTACGAAGAGCCTCATTGGTTGCTGTCAGGCGTTCAATATCTTTTTCAAGATTCTTATCACTTTCACCGTTACCCCACCAATCAAACAGACCACCCATTGTGAAGACTGACTTGAATATTCCGAGAATACCTTTGTATAGGCTTTCTCCAATCTGTTTGAAGATTTCACCAGATAGGATATTGTCGATAATACCGCTTATGGCATTGAATACAGAATCAAGAATGGAAGATATAAGCGTACCCACACCATCCTTGAGGATGTCAAGGATTTTAAGAACTGCGGCAATAATCTGACCGATAAGACCGGCTTTACTAAGACCCTCGGTAAGTTCTGCCGGCATTTCCTTTGCTATCGCGGCACCTGCTTCTGCCATGCCGTCGTTCAGTTCCTTTGTGTCTTTCCCAATATCCTTGAGTGCTTTCAGTCCATCGATGCCTCCTTTAAGTTGGTCAAATGCGCCCCATAGTTCAGCCAACTGTGAAAGACCTGCGCCACTGAGGAACGTATAGATTTCACTGACAGGTTGCATCACATTCTTAGCGGTCATTGATAATAGTGTGCCACTGCTTTGAACCTGATTCTGTGCCTCCTGCATAGCCTGATTGTTTGCAACGACAGTGGCGGCATAATTATCCATCGCTGCTTGAGCGGCTTCAACGGCATCGGTATATTCTTTCAACTGAGCCGGAGTTGTATCTGCATTATTTCTTGCCTTTTCAAGATTGATGTCAGCCGTATTCTTAGCCTCGGTCAACTTTGCAAGTTCCTCGTTTACCCTTGTATCGTTTTCAGTCGCAACCCTTAATTCATTAAGGGCGTTCTGATAGTCTGCAAGGGCAGAAGAAAGGTCTTTCCATGATTCAGTTGTGCCGAGTTGGGTACGAAGATTCTTCATCGCATTGATAACCGTCTGCTGATTGTCAGCTCCGGACTTTCTGAAAGCATCTGACTTGACATATTCCTGCAACTGCTTATAGAGTGGCTCAAGCTGACCACGCATAATGACACCGACATTATCAAAGACTGAATACCAATCAATCTTACTGGTCATAGCCTTTGATTCAAGATTTCTTATTTCCGTGTCGCGTTGGGCCGTAAGAGTCAATTCTTCACCCTTATTCTGGGCATTGCGAATCTTTTCAGCATATTCTTCTGCAATGGCAAGCTTCTTCTGCTGAAATGTTCCATACTCCCTAAGATAATCACGCATCGCAGTGACATCGGTCTGATAGATTTTCTGCAATTCAGATGCCTCATTGTTGGCGATAAGAGAAAGCTGGGTATCATAGCCGACATTCTCCCTTGCCTGTTCCTGATATTGCTTGCGCATTTCAGCAAGCTGGGTATCGGAGAATTGAGCATAATACTGATATTCCTTGCGGTCTTTACCGCCTTTCATCCATTCTTGAAGGGCATTTTTCTCAAGAGTGGACGCTTCCTTTTTCAATTCAGCCTCAAGAGCCTGACGTTTCTTTTCAGACGTGAATTTAATGGTGGCTATTTCCTTTTCGGAATTATCCTCCATCTGTGCAATTTCAAGTTCACGCTGACGATTCTTTTCAGCCTGTAAAAGTTCCGTAGTGCGCTTCTCTTCCTCAAGCTGTGCCTTGCGAAGTTCATAGGCTCTCTGCTTGGGGTCATCCTTTCCGTTTTTCTTATCCTTTTTAGTCTTATCCCTTTTATCAAGGGCTTTCAACTGCTTTTCATAATACTTATAAAGTTCACTGCTTTGGTCAACCTTTTGCATCTGAGCGTTGATGGACTTGCGGATTTCAGAAAATTCCTCGGTTGTTTTGGCGTTCTGAATCTGGCTTTCAAGGGCGGTCTTGATAGACTGCATAGCCTGACTCTGATTGCCTTTATTTCGGTTGTATTCGCCCACCATTAAGTCGTTTTTTAACTGACGATACAATCGCTTATCAACATCAGACATTGCACCCTCGCCCAACTGCGTACCATAACGGTCAATAAACTGCTGCAATAGTGCCGACTGCTCGGAATTAAGATGGTAGTTCTTGCCGCCCATCTTGAAATTGCTTCGTAGACGGGCGTTCCGTACAATCGCGTTATAGGCATCCAAATCGGCTTTTGCCATCTTTGTGCCGGGAGTGATTTTGCCGTTCTTTCCATACTTGGCAAGAAGATTCTGCAAGGTCTGACGTTCTGCGCCGGTCGTATTCAAGACCTGACCGCCCACATCACGGAGCGTAATCTTGATTTTGTCAAGTGTATTTAGTGCAATATCAAGATATTTGGTGTCAATGTAAGGCGTGGCTACGGCGTTGTCAACGTCTTTCATCTTGTCTTCCGCTTGCGCTGCCTTAACCGACGTTTCATCCAGCGCAGTGTTGTCGGTTGTCGGCGTAGCTGACGATTCATCGACATCGCCAATCTTGCCTTCCGTTTGTTCGGCGGCTTCAAAAAGTTCATGTATGTTGATAGGGTCTGCCAAAGGTTTGACCGGTTTTGCATTGATTTCATCAACCTCTTTCGATACCTTTGTCAGCTCCTCGGTCAATTTCTTGGAATCAAAGGTGGAATAATCAATTTCCGGCTGTGCCGCAGCCGCACGTTCAGCGGCATCCGCAGCGGCATTTGCTTGGGCTTGCGTCTTCTCGGTCAGTTTATCAAGCGTATTGGTTTTGTTAATAAGCTCGGAAACAAGTTTGGATGTATCCTTGATGTCAAGAACATACTGCTCGGCAAATCCCATCTGTTTCGCCAGTGCCTTTGCATCCATGTTTGCGGTTTGGGCAATTTCCGTCTGCAAGCGGGCAATTTCTTGACGTGCCTTTACAGCGGCTGCGTTTTCAATCTTTTGACCATTCTCGGTATAGGTTACATTAGCGGCATATTCCTTTTCAGCATCCTCAAGGAGTTTGACCATTTCAGTAAGTTCAGCCTTTTTGTTTTCCACCGTACTTGCTATGGTGTCGGCCATAATCTTGGATACTTCGGCAGCTTCCCCGGATGAATCGTTTTCAATGATTTCTTTCATTTCATCCTTGAAAGATGTAGTGGCGGCATCCTTTTCTTCCTGAATAGTTGCAAGACGATTGGCGGTCTGTCGTGCTTCGCCCTCTGCCAGAATCAGTTGGTTAAGCTGCGCACGGGCTTCATTTAACTGCTCAATCTTATCCCTTTCCTTGTCGATGTGGATACCGTATTCTTCCGCCATCTTGATAAGCTCCTCTACGGCATCCTTGTGTACCCGGCTATCCTTGTTCACGGAGTTCATTACGGCGTATAGCGTATCGATGTTGTTTTTCAGCTTCAACGTGGATTCGCCAAATCTTTCAGACATAGCGGATGATTCCTCAGCTTCGTCCTTAAACGACATAAATAGACCGATGACGGTTGTCAGGGCGGTAATTATCATGCCGAAGGGATTGGTCATAAAAGCGACCTTGAGGCTATTCCATGCGTTCTTGCAGGCGTTGGTGGCCGCAGTCAGCGCATACTTTCCGATGGTCAATGCTTTATCCTTTGCCGTGGCAAGTGCGGTCACGATTGTGCCGCGACTGGTTGCGGCGGTATTTACGTTTGTGGCCGCAGTATTGGCGGTGGTTGCGGTTGTTTCTCCAATGACGGCGGCTGTGGCGGTCTGTTTCTGCACGGCTTGCTGTGCGGTAATCGCGCCATTCAGTTCCTTTTCTGCTGTGTTTATACCCTCGGCTGCTGACTGCTGGGCGGTTATAGCGGAAGCCAGCTCCTCTACTGTCGCCATGTATTCTTCGGCGGCGGCTTTCTTATCGTCGGCATCGCCGGCGGCTTCTGCCATCTCCATCAGTTCTTTTGCAGACTCAACGCGCCTTTCCGCAGCTTCTACAAGTTGGTCGCTTGCGGCTTTCTGCATGTTCGCGCTTTCAAGTGCCGCCTGCTTTGTATCAACGAGTGCCTGTGCATAGTCGCGCTCATTCTGCAAGCGTTCAGCGGTATCATTCGTGATTATTCCGTTGGCATTGGAGTCGTTGATGTCGGCATCAAGGCCACGCCCGGCTTCTTCGCGCTGGGTCTGCATGTCCTTGAGATGCGTTTCGTAGGTCTTCTGCGCTTCTTCTGCGATACGACGCTCATTCTCGGCGATGCGCTGCTGTTCCTGCTGCCATAAACGCCCCTGCTGGATTGAGTCGGCATACGTCTGGTCGATAGACCCTTCCTCAAGAGCCTTGCGTATGTCATCGTCGTAACCCTCCATCATCTTGGCGTTCTGCATTTCCTGTATCTTGGCAAGTTCGGCATTGAAGCCATCCACGATGCCCTTTGAAGCGTCGATAACGGATTGCTTGGCTGCGAAATTGGAAAGCATCACGGAGGTCTTGTAAACACCGAAAGCCGCCGCAGCGGTGGCGAGTACCGGAATGATTCTGCCGATATTGTCAACAATAGTGGAAGCCGCGTCAATAACGCCCACAAGCGCACCCTCCATATTCTGACCCATGTCATTAAACATCAAGTCCATCGAGTCATTCAGCTTGGCGATTGCACCCGGTATGGTCTTCGATGCCGTTTCCGACATCTTGTAGTATTTGCCTCCCTCGCTTGTTGCGTCAAGAAAAGCCTGCTGAACCATCTCGGCTGAAATCTTGCCCTGCGACATTTCTTCCTTGAGCGCACCGATAGATTTGCCGGTCTTTTCGGATATGACCTGCAATGGCTGGAAGCCTGCGTTTACCATCTGCATCAAGTCCTGACCCATCAGCTTGCCCGCTGCCGACATCTGCGAAAACGCAAGCGAAAGCGACTGAAAGCGGCGGGTATCGCCCATAGCAATATCGCCGATAGCCTGCAAGTATCGCGGAACTTTGTCAGCGTCGATGCCGAAGCCGAGCATCATCTGTGCAGTGGAAACAGTAGGTGCAAATTCAAGCGGCGATATTTTGGCAAACTCCTGTAATTCGGCGTTCAGCTTCTCGCCCTTACGCTTGCCAATCATCGTTTCGATAGATGCGTTCATCTGCTGGAACTGACCGCGTATGCTTGTGATTTTGGTAAGGAACTCACCCAGACCATACACGCCGGCAAGACCGCCCACGGCCATCATCGGTCGCGTCAGTAAGTCCTGTATGCGGTTGACCTCGGTAAATATTCCACTGAGGTTTTTCTTGATGCCAAATTCCATTTCCGCACCACTGCGCATTGCGGCCTGTGCAAGCTGACGATAACGCGCCGTGCTTTCGGCGAGTTTCTTGTTCAGTGCATCAATCGACGCGCCGGCCTGCCCCGGCCTAAAATTCTGAATTTGGGTCTTGGTCTTTGCGATTTCCTGTTGTAAACGTATCAGTTCGGAGTAATCCGCATCTACGTCAAATGCTAAATATGGCATGGCTGTTGAGTTGTTATTTTCAACCAGCCAATTTACCGCTCAAGTGCGCGTTACACATTATTTTCCGCGCACGTATAGCAAACTATCAGAAAAAAGTCGTAACTTTGTATTGTAAAAGAGAAAAATTGTGCAGAAAGGGTGTAAATAACCTTTAACCCTACTGCCAAAATGAACGAAAGTGCAAAAATCAACATTGGAAAGGTAGCAGCGTTGAAGAAGCTGCGAGAAAAAGTGAGCGAGCTTTCCGATGTAATGAAAGAATTGGGCGAGCCGATTCTTGATGACCTTGCTCTACTACCAGCAATCTACGAAGCATACAAACGTGTGTTCCAACGTCGCGGATGCCCGGATGAAGCCACAAGCGTCCGCAACCGCAAGAAATTTCTCATGGTCGTGTTGTATCTCTATTCGCCGAAAGCACTCGCCGGCGACAGGATGCGCATGGGATTACGAAAAAAAGTGTCGGAATTGTTCGGCTTGACTACAAGCACCCCAATATCCGACAACTGCGCGGGTCTTATCGTGCAATATCACGCTTATGCGGATTTCAGACGCGACGTTGACCTTATTTTCCAAGAGGTTCTGAATACTCTTGAAGATAAACTCATTGTTACTGACTAAATAGCGGAATACGCCGGCATCTTGATAGCATCTGCCGGATAGCCTACCATCGCTAACGCCTCGGAAAGATAAGCATCCATATTGGCGATAGCGGTGCGCCCCGACATACCCAGTCGCCAGAAGTACGACTGATATTCTTCCATGCTTTGATTAAGGTCAAGATGATACTTGTCAAAAAGTCCCTTAATGACGGCGCAATCCTCGTATCGTTCAGTGGATAAGGCGTATTGGAAAATGACGGTCAAAATCTGACTGCCGTAATCCATCAGTGCCTTTTCAAACTTATTCTCCATCGACGGGAACAACTTTAAGCTGCGCTCCGCATTTGGGGCAAAGGAACTCGTCCGCAGGTCTTTCTTTATTCGGCGCGGTGGCACGGATAGCGTCAAGCTCTTCATCTGACAAGAGCAGACTCCATGCCGGAACACCGAGGGCTTCGGCAATCTTCACAAAGGTTTCAACTTTGGGCATCGTGCCACGGATAAGCTGATTAAGACCTACGGTGGTCATGCCCAGTCTTTCCGCAAGGTCTTTCTGCGTCACACCGGCTTCAATGATGCGCTCTCTGATTCTGTTCTCCATTTCCTATTTTTCGGGTTAAAGTAAACTGTTTGCAAAGTTAACAAAAGAGGAATACAATTAAAGTATTCAATATATTAAATAGTGTTAAGACAAAGCAAAAACTTATATTGTTATTTGGTGGATTAAATTATTTACTTTAACTTTGCATCGTAATCAATAACACCAATAAAAGTAAAAGGCATGAAACTGATAACAAAAGCACTTGAAAAGACCTTTGCAAAATATCCCATGTATTCGCAGGATGGCAAAGGCAACGATGCGGTAGTAATCGCAAAATTCTTTCTGCCGGGTAGCGGCTTCACATGGTACGTCACAGAAGCAGAAAAGCAGGCCAACGGCGACTACATGTTCTTTGGCTATGTAGAGGGCTTGGATAGCGAGCTTGGCTACTTCACACTATCGCAGCTTCAAAACGTGCGCGGTCGCTTTGGCTTGCGCGTTGAACGCGACATGTATTTCAACAACGGCAAGACCACACTTGCTCAAGTGAAACGCGAAAACGAAATGGCATACTAAACAACATCGACGGGCGAGCCGGTCATTAGATGGCATGGCTTGCCCGCCCTAACACCCACAAAAGCAATGATACTCAAACTTAAATATATCGGCGTTAACGACTGGAGCTATCGCGTGTATGAAGACCAGAATGGCCGTCGCTACGGCAATATAGAATTAGAAGATAGCAACGACATTAGCGCAATCTATCTCTTGACGGCTGACTACGAAGAGCCACTTTGCCCCATAACTGACTGCAAAGATTTGGAGGCGGTTGAAATCACGCACCGCGATGGCAGTGTAAACACAATCACAATCCCCAACAAATAAAATCCGAAAGCTATGGCAACAAGTCAGGAACTACCGGAATGGATGACCGAGGCGCAGATGGATGAACTTGCCGGCATCATCGACAATATCATCGGCGAGGGCGAAGAAGCCAACGCACCGCAATGGCGAATTGACAACGAGGTCAATAAAGCCACGGCGCGGTATATCGCCAAACATCACCCCAACGATTAAGCAGCAGAACCATGAGAACGATTAAATACAATAGCTTTGAAGAGGCATTTGCCGCGATGCTTGAATTTATCGACAAGGGAATCAAGTGCAAAGGCATCGGTCTGACAACCCTCGCTGTTTGGGATGACTGACGGAAAAAGACCTATTTACGACTTTGTGTAATAGGTCGTAAGAGAACGACACCGAAATGTTTTGCGATGCGGAAATAACAGTAATTTAGCATCGTAAAACATCGCGGGTTGGAGCAGTTGGAAGCTCGCCAGTTTAACTTGCTGGAGGTCGTCGGTTCGAGTCCGACACCCGCTACAAATAAAATCACTTACAAACAAAATCAATGAAAAAGTTAACCCTACAAATTGACAAAAAGTGCTTTCAGGCAATTCTGAAAGGCGAGCAGAAAGTCGAGCATCGGAACGTGTATCCCAATAACGCCAAGAAGTATGTCATCGAAGAAGACAAGACTGATGAAAACGGCGAAGCCATCACGGTTGTAACACCGGTTCACTACGATGCCCTCACCCTTATCAATGGTCGCCGCAAGGATGCGCCCCGTCTGACCGTGGAGGTCGTATCGGCTGAATTTGTCGTACTGACCGACGAAGACGGCAATGATTTGACCTTTGAAGAGAATGGCGAAGTGTACTATGTTTGTCAGGTATGGTACACCCTCGGAAAGGTTCTTGAAACCGCCAACATCAACGAATAATCATTAACCCTTTAACACTATAAGTGAGTTAAACGTAGAATTGATAACAACTATGGCCCCCGTCGGAACATGAACGGTGCCGGTGTCGGTGGCCGACTCGTAGCCCGTCGCACCCCTGCGGGCGTAGTTGCTGGTCGTAGCCAGCTCGGAAATCGTGAACAGCGACGCGCTGACCTCCGTGCGGCCTTTGCAAAAGAGATTCGCGCCGCTGGTGGAACAACCGGCTAACGCGACTTTTGCATGAATAGGTACGAAGAAACTATGCAAATAATCCGGGGTATCCGTCAACAGACGGATACTGCCGTTTTATTTTATTCAGCCGGTGGAAAAGATGGCATCGCGTTGCTTGATATGCTTTCGCCTATCTTCAACAAGGTCATTTGCTATTATATGTGGCTTGTACCGGGTCTTGACCACGTGAAACCCTATCTTCATTGGGCGATAACGAAATACCCGAATGTTGAGATACGTCAGATTCAGCACTATCAGCGTGATTTCTATGACCGATACGGATTCTTTCAGGAGGGTGATGGCAATCCCGATATTAAGCCTCGCAAGGTAGGCGAAGTTGAGGAGATGGTGCGTCAGGAAACCGGCATAAAATGGGCTTTCAGTGGGATGAAAGGCGTAGATGGCTATATGAAACGGATGCGTCTTCTGACATTCAAGAAACGGAATGGCACATATATCACTGATAAAGGCATGGTCTATCCGCTCGCGGTCTGGACTAACAAAGAAGTTTTGAAATACATAGAGATGCGGAATCTTATCAAGCCTTTCGTTTACAATCCGAAAGATGTAAGTCAGGGCTTCGGTGTCGATTTGCGCTCGCTCCTTATCCTGCGTCAACGCTTCCCACGCGATTATCAGCGAACCATACGCGAGTTCCCATTCTGCGAGAAATTGATTTTTGATTATGAAAACGGCATCCTGCCACATGGTCAGGAAAAGGAGGTCGCAGAAATAATCAAGCGCATTGAAAGAGAATCAGAAGCCGAATAGAGAAATGAAAGAAAATAAGATTAAACAGGCTGAGCAGCGCACGGTAAAAAGAAGCGAAATCAACTTCGCTTCCTACAATCCGCGTGTCATCAGTGATGATGCAAGAAAGAAGCTCAAGAAAAACTTGCAGACTGTCGGCTTGCTTGGCGGTGTGGTCTGGAACGAGCGCACCGGCAACCTTGTATCAGGTCATCAGAAAGTCGGCATCATGGATGCGGTCAACCGCTATGATGCGGAAACGGGCAATAATGATTACGAATTTCGTGTTGAGGTCGTTGACTTTGACGATAAGACGGAAAAAGAGCAGAACCTCTTTATGAACAACCGAGCCGTGCAGGGTACATACGACGATGATATGCTGCGCGAGCTTCTTCAAGGAATAGACTATACCAATGCCGGCTTCGACGATACCGATATGCAGCTCCTCGGTCTTGGCGATTTCGGCGACTATGATATGGGCGACATGTTCGGCGACGATGGCGAAGATGCCACGGATGGCGGCGATGCTGACGCGCCGGGCGAACCCACGGAAAGCAAAGACTGGTCAAAGGGCGATGTTGTCGGCGAGCGTGAAGACCTTGCAATCCACGATGAAATGACAAAGGAAAGCGGCGAGAATCACAAGCTCGACCGCAGCGCGGATTTTTATCAGGATAGCGAGGCCAACCAGATAGCCCGCCACAACGAAGTGCAGAAAATCAAAGACCGCATCGCAAGTCAGAACGACGTGAACAAGGACGGCGGCATGTTGTCCTATGTAGTCATCAGCTTCAAGACACCGAGCGAGAAAGTCCGCTTCATGGAAGATTACGGCTTCGACCCTATGGCCAAGTACATCAACGGCGAAGAATTTGTAAACAAATTGGAATTTGGCGATGATGAAGATTAACGCAAAAATTTAACTTTATTCTTTAATTTAGTATTGCGCAATTAAAGAATTTTGTTTAACTTTGCATATTATACAGACACTGACAACAGAGATATGAACTACCGATTTTTAAGCAGCATAACCGACGCGGAGGTTGCGGATTTTCGCAACAGGCTCGCGGCTGAACTGGCGACACGCATGACCGGCGACGGCAAGCGTGTTATCAGTGACGAGGCCATCGGGCAGGAGGTCAACCTTAACATCTCCACGGAAGATGCGAAGAAATATCTGCAAAGCAACGACGCGGAGAATTATGACTACGCGCAGCTTGCAGACGTTATCGCGGCCAAGTACCGCACATTCAGCGATGAAGACATCATGGCCACGCGCAAGGCGATGGTCGATAAATTCATGGCTCTTGCCGATGAGTATGGCTGGGATAAAGAACAGGCACGACGCGATGCCAAAAAGGAGTTTTACGACAACCTTTCTGACGGAACTATCCTTGAACTTCTGCGCAATGGCGAGTCGATTGAGGATTATGTCGAATATGTAAGTATTTACGACTGATAGCGAGTTAAAAAGCCACGTAAGACAGATTATAACGCGAGAGTCACAAAGGCACTCAAGGGAAAGGGCGTACCTCACCTTGAAGAGCCGATGTACCGCGTATCCGCGTCGGCTTTTACAAAGGCTATAAGACGCGGCAAGGCATCGCAAGGCAGGAACGGCTGGATGGTTGACCTGCATAGCAAAAGCGAATACAAGCGGATGCGATGCTTTCTTACTCCGGACGGAAAGACAGGTGTAGCGATAAAACGCGATGGGGATGTAGTGTCTGTATTCTCCACCAGCGGAAAACGAGGCGCAATGGCAAAAATCATACCGTTTGCGGTCGCTAATGGTGGTCGCAAACTGGATTGTTATGCTTTCTCGGATGGCCGCAGTTCACTTCACAACATGTACGGAAGATTCGGCGCAAAGGCTCACGGCAAAATGACCTTTGACCCGCAATATAATCCTGTTTTCCAACGCACGGCGCAGGCCAATCCCGGTATGCGCAGACCCTCTCATGTCGTGGCGATGACGCTGCCGGGCAGTCTTGCCGGTGTCATGCGGGCTTACAACGCTGACAGGAAGATTGACCTTGGGCGCGTGAGGTCGTATAATGATTACGACAAGATGATGGATGACTTTCCGCGCATCTTGCACTACGCGGAAAGTCAAGCGGTGTCAGAGGCGCACTTGGCGGCGGTAAATAACCAACCCTAACACTACAAGAATATGGCAAAGATTGAAGAAATCATCCCGTTCATCCTTTACTTTGAAGCCGGCGTAAACAAACGCTATCTTTCACTTCCTCCCGAACAGATATTTGAGCAGGCGAAAAAGACGGGCTTCGCAAATGACCCCGACGATGCCGGCGGCGCGACCATGTGCGGTATCACGATAGCGACCTACAAGGCGTACTGCAAGCGGAAAGGCTATCCCGTACCTACGGTGTTCAGCCTGCGTAACATCACATACAAGCGTTGGCGCGACGTACTCAAGACGCTTTTCTGGGACAGATGGAAAGCCGATGAAATCAAAAGCCAAGCCCTTGCGAACAACCTCGTCGATTGGGTGTGGGCAAGCGGCGTGAACGGCATCAAGATACCGCAGAGGCTTCTCGGCGTGACACAGGACGGAATTGTCGGCCCAAAGACGATAGCCGCAGTCAACGCAGCCAACGAAGCGGAACTATTCACGAAGATTTACGAAGCCCGCATCAATTTCGTGGATGGCATCGTGCGCAGAAAGCCGAGCCAGAAGAAATTCATCAAGGGCTGGAAACGACGTATCAACGCAATCACCCTATCCGGGCTGAAATTCACATGATGACTTTACGCAAGAAATCCATAGATGACATTTACCGACAAGCTCAGTCAATCAAGGTTGAGCTTGCTGGTGGATGTCATTCCAACTGGGTATCATTGATTGATAAAATCTTATATCGCTATATTGACAATATTAAAAAATCAGCGGCATACCTACATTGCAAAATAGCCAACCATAGCAGAGAATTAAACTTCAGCGCAGCCGACTTTATCAGGATTAGGAATATTGCTAATAGCCTACAAGTTTATTCCCCGGTTTACATGGGTCTGATATAATCCAATACGACGATGCCGAAGAAGCGAATTAGTAGCAAAACACCGCGCAAGCCCAAAGCCACACCCTCGTTTGATTACGAGAGTGAGGAATTTTTGTCGCAGGTCGATGCGCTTGCTTTTGAGGGCTTTTACAATACGGAAATTGCTGACGAACTGAACATTAGCCGATACGAGTTGGAAATGGCGATTTCACAATGCGAAAAATTGCGCAACACGATAGCGTCTGCACGCGAGCGTGCGCGTGCGCGAGGCGCAGAAATGCCATCCCCGGCAATGTTTGCAAAAGTCTGGGCGAAGTGCAAGGGAAAGCGCACTCAGCTGATGAAAGAATTTGGAATCGGCTGGACGAAGCTGCAATCGTGGTTAGCGCAAGAGCCTATTTTCGTCGATATTATGGCGGAACGCGACCTTGAATTTCTGGAACAGATAGACACCGCCAGTCGCATACTTGCGTTGGGCGGCGTAAAAGGAAAGGATGAATTTAAGGGCTGGAGTCGCTACCCTGACAGTTGGATGATACGCTACCATCTGAATACGCTTGGAAGACGCTACGGCTATGGCGAGAATCCCATACAGCCGGAAGTCGCCGATGACACTATTCCAAAGGATATTGAACAGGGTATCGACATTGATAGCTGGATTCGTCAAGAAGTGGAACAAAAGAAACGGGATAAAGAAGAATGATTATCAACCATGAGATATATTACCCCCTTTATACTGACAAGGAACATTTCATCATCCTTGTCACGGGCGGTCGTGGCTCCGGTAAATCATTCGGAATCGGCGGTTTCTTGGAACGCCTATCATTTGAACTGAAACGCAAAGGTCTATCAAAAGCGGAATCGGACAAGATTGTGCATAAAATCCTCTATACGCGCTACACTATGACCAGTGCGAACATTTCCATTATACCTGAATTTTTGGAAAAGATAGAGCTTGACGGCACGACCCGGTACTTCCATACGACCAAAACCGACATCATAAACAAGATGACCGGTAGCCGTATTATGTTCCGTGGCATCAAAACATCATCCGGCAATCAGACCGCAAAGCTGAAATCCATCCACGGCATCACAACCTTTGTGTGCGACGAGGCCGAGGAGTGGACTTCCGATAGGGAATTTGAAACAATCGCCTTTTCAATCCGTCAGGTTGGAATCCAGAACAGGATTATCATCATTATGAACCCTACGGATAGCAACCACTTCATCTATCAGAAATACATCAAGGACACGCACAGGATAGAATACTTTGACGGAGTGCCGGTGCAGATTTCCACACATCCGCAAGTGCTTCATATCCATACGACGTATCTTGACAACAAGGAAAATCTTTCGGAAGAATTTATCAGGTCAGCCCAAGAAATGAAAGAGCGCGACCCGGAACGCTACGGCCACATCTTCATGGGTAGATGGGCAGACGTAGCCGAGGGTGCGGTCTTCAAGAAATGGGGTATCGTCAGCGAGTTTCCAAAGAACTGCAAGCATGTGGCTCGCGGTCTGGACTTCGGATATTCCAACGATGTCAGCGCATGTGTAAAATGCGGCGTAGTAGGTAATGACCTATACATCGACGAGCAGATTTTTGAAACCGGACTACTTTCCAAAGACCTCATAAGGAAATTAAGCGAGGATGACTCGTTTGTCTTCGCCGACAGTGCCGACCCGCGACTGATTGATGAAATCGGGCTGGGTGGTGTAATCATCTACCCTGTGGCGAAGCCAGCCGGAAGCATCATTGCCGGTATTGAAAAGATGAAATCCTTTGACAACATCTTTGTCACGAAGCGGTCATTGAACGTGCAGGAAGAATTGCGCAACTATGTGTGGGCAAAAGACAAGGATGGCAACTACATCAACATGCCGGAAGATGCCAACAACCACTCCATCGACGCGACCCGGTATTACGTGCTTGGCTGCATCCTCGGCAAGATTCTCAAGCCGAAGAAAGTCAAGAAATCAGATTTAGGAATATTCTAACAACGCCAGATATGAATAACTACTTACAGCAAATCTTAACCTATTTCCGCAACCTCACGCTAAATGCGTCCGGGGTTAGCCGCGACCTGTATCAGCTTTTGCAGGATAAGGACATCAGCCGCGCATTGGATATGCTCCAGAACCGCGATGATGAAGTTGACCAAGCAATCAAGGAGTATAATCCGCAGACGCATGACGTGATGAAACGCCCCAACAAATTCCGTAAAGGCGATGACCCCTATATCACGGAAAAGTTGCCACGCACACGCGCCCGCTACATCAACGACATCGAGCTATTCTTCTTGCTCGGCAATCCTATTGAATGGAAGAAAGAAGAGGGCGACGATGAAGCCTTTTCGCTATTCACAGATTTTCTGGAAGAGCAGCACTTCAATTCACGCATCCGTCAGGCGAAACGACTTGCCGGCGCGGAAACCGAGTCAGCCCTTATCGCGCACATCTACCGCGATGATGATACAGGCGAGCGTCGCGTCAAGCTGAATGTATTGGCGCGTTCCAAAGGCTATCGCCTGCGCCCACTGTTCGACACCATCGGCAACATGACCGCCTTTGCATACGGATACGTGACGAAAGAACATGGCCGCAGTATTCAGCACTGGGATTTCCAAACACCCAAAATCCTTGCTTACTGCCGTAAGGCGCAAATCGGATGGGAAATCGAAATCTATCCCAATCCCACCGGCAAGATAAACGTCATCTACTTTCAGCAGCCAAAGGCATGGGATGGCGCGGAAGCCCGCATCAACCGCGAGGAGATGCTTGACAGTAAGACCGGCGACACCAACAATTACTTTTCCGACCCCATCGCCGCCGCCACTGCCGACGTCATTCAGACCATGACCGACCCCAACAAGCCCGGAAAGCTCATTCAGCTTACAGGCGAAAAGTCAAGGTTTGAGTACGTCAACCCACCGCAGGCATCGCAGACACGCGACGCGGAAAAATCCGACCTTTCAAAGAGCATCCTTTTTGATACCTACACCCCGGATTTTGACACCGAGGCCATGCGTGGCTTCGGCACGCTTTCCGGTGTGGCAATCCGCAACGCTTTCATTCTTGGCTACATCAAGCGCGACAACCGCAAAGAAATCTACGATGAACTTGTGGGCCGTTTCCGCAATATCGTTATCGCCATACTTGCATACGAGCATCCCGATAAGAGAAAAGCTCTGGAGTCACTCAAAATCAAATTTGAATTTGCGGAACCATTCGCCGATGACAAGCAGGCGAAGTGGCAGTCCATCGCAAGCCTGTATCAAGCCGGTCTGATTTCGTTGGAAACCGCCGTGACCATGTTGTCGCTGACCGATGCACCAGAAGAAGAAATCGCTCGCCTCCTCGCGGCTTCCGCACAGAAGCAACAGCAGGGTCAGCAGCCTTCCGCAAACAAAGAAGACAATCCGGCACAACCCCCTGTAAATATTCCGCGAGAACCTATATCAGCATAATATCTGCCATTGTTGTCATATCTGGATGCGTCACGTCTGAGTTAAAGGCGTGGCGCATTGTTTTACGCTATCAGCGCAAAATCAGCGCGTTAAAGCAAACACTTTTATTAACAATAGTTAAAAGTAAGTATTTACTTTAATATTTTCGCTAAAATATTTGGTGGATAAAAGTAAAAGCATTAACTTTGCATCGTAATCAATAACAAACCCCAATAAGTAAGAAGTTATGAAACTTAAAGACAATGGCCAAATCGCAATCGACTCGGCAGACATACTGAAACAGAATCGCTATCGTTTTGAAATCGATACAGAAGACATCGTGATGGGCTTCGCTAAAACGATGAAAACGACAACGCGCAACGTTCAAAAAGCAATCAACATGATTAAAAAGGTGTGCAACGACTGCGGCACTTTCATCTCGCCCAGTGTGCGCATTGTAAGCGTCAGAATGTATCAGAACAACGAACTCGTTAAATCCCTTAACGCTTAATCAGTATGGCAAGAAAACACGACTACATGCTATTAGGTCGCCTTTTGTGCGACTGCAAGTATTATCTTGGCAACGGCAATCGTAAGGCCAAACATCTATGGGCTGGCGACGAGCAAGAGCAGATAGATAAGATGCGCGAGCTATGGGATGCAATGCCGGCAGACGGCAAACCAGAATGGCTCACAAGAGAACAGATTGACAACTACGCCAAACAGATGGGCGTTAAATGATATGGCTATGGCAAAAGCAAAATACAACCTCGTTACAACGACAAGAACAACCGCCGGCGCGGAGTCGCAGTACGTCAACCCGCTTGGCTCGGTTGAAACCGACGGAATGGAAGATGTTATCCTTGCATGGTGCATCATCGACTATTCAAATGCCCTTATGAAGAAGCTCAGGAGTGAGGGCTACAAGGTCGCCAATGTTGAAGACTATCAAGATTTTCAATGGCGCAAAATTACCCTGTCTGACGGCACGACAATGACCATAACCACTCAAGCAGCGTAATATGTTAGCCACGGATAAGCAAATCAACTATCTGCAACAGTTAGCGGATAAGGTAGAGCGGATGCACAAGGCGCACCCCGGCGCGGTCAAGTGCAAAACCCCATACATCGACTGGCATACGGAACGACACAAGGGCGTGACAACACTGGATGCCTCAATCAGAATCAAGGCATACAAAACCATAATTCGGGAAACCAATTTTGCTTTCATGCTTCTTGGTTTCGCCCAGATGTAACCCCAAAGAACAACGAACAATGGCAACACTTATAAAGGCAGACGGAACGCAGACCGTCGTACACCCGCAAGCCGGCATCGGCAAAAAGTTTACCCTCAAAGAAATGCAGACCTTTGTTGATGGCTACGTGCAATACATCTACCTTGAAAGCGGAAAGATAGCCGTGGTCAATGAAGAGGGGCGCATCATAGGGCTTAAACCTAACGCCCGCGCAAGCCTTGTAACCGGCTACAATCTTGTTGGCGATGTCTTAATTTGCGATAATGGCGAATTAGATTAGGTCAAGAGCAAGAAAATCACTAATTTTGCAGTACAACTAAACGAGAAAAGTACAATCATGGTAACAATCAAGATAGAATTTGAATACGAGGGCAAGCAGCACAACCTCAAGGCGATGCTTAACAACGACCTGTCAAAGTTAAGTAAAAGTAAAAATAACAACGCCACGGAAATTGTTGATGACTTCGGCGATGATGGGCGGTGGTCTTTGTATTTTGCCGATTTCGATGATGAGCACGATGTCGAAGTGATGATGTATCGTGATGCTGATGGCGATAAACAGCTTGAGGCTGATTATGCAATTATTTGGAACAAAGGCAATAATGGTGTCATAGAAGATGAGATTGATGTAAAATCCAGCGTTAAACACACCTAAAGCATATCATGGAATCCGATAATTATTACGAGGTGTTTACCAATGTCAATCATGCTGCAAGTAAGCTCTATGTGGTTGAAATGGCTTTTTCGCTTGAAGAAGCACACGAAACGCTTAAAGGCATGAAATCAAGGGTATGCGGAAAGCGACCTCGCAAATTCAAAGGTACATACGCCGATGATGAAGATGCGCCACTCGTTAACTTTGAAATTGTGCGCGTTATTGATGGCTGCGCCGAAGAAGATGCCACGTATCAGACAGATTGGTATCACGCATTACGAAAATAGAATTACTTGATGAAACAAAGATATTGATTACAAGCGTCTTCATACGCACTTATTGGGTAGCCTCGGCACTGCGCCGGGGCTTTTCTTTTGCACTGGCGTTCCGCGATTAAATTTGATGCTTATTTTTCTTGAAAAAAGTTGCTGAAAAATTTGCACAATTAAAGTATTTACTTTAACTTTGCAGTGTAATCAATAACACCAATATAAGTGAACAGTATGGATACGACTAAAGAACTGAACGCAAGACTTGAGATAGTAAACCTCAAGGGATACAGATTCAACACGCCCAAAGGCATCTGTACGATGCGCGGCTTCGCCTTTTTCATCAAGGGCAAGGGCTTTGTAAGATTCAAACATGACCTCCCCGGCGTACCTTATGCGCCATGTGGCGGCAGAAAGGCGTTACTTTCAATCCTGAACAGTGGCGGCTTCGTGAACTATGACGGCTTAGAATTTACCAACCCTATCAGCGAAAACTAAACGACCATGACAACAGAACAGCGCAAAGCGATAGCTGCGGAAGCAAAGATACCATTCTGCAACGTGGCAGCTTTCAGAAATCCCGACAATGCAAAGAGTTATCTTCGGCACACGGTCAAGATGAACATGATGATGCGCGTCAAGGGCGAATACTGGATAGTGTCGCCTGCGGAAGCTGAACGCCTCAATAAACTTGGTTACGAATACGCTAAATTTTAATCGCCATGACAGCAAAGCAATCCCTTAAAAATTACATAGCCTATCTTATCGGCAAGGGTCAGAGCATCGGCTTACTTGAAGCAGTCAAGACAGACGTACCACGCGCCGACGGCATCGCCGGCACACGCGAATTTGAAATCACGGAACTTTACCGCGATGGTCGCGGTGTTTGCCACATCAGCGACGGCATCAATCGCCGCAGTGTTCACGAACTTACGGAAAGCCAGTGCAAGCATATTCTTGTTAACCTTTAATCAGCAGCATCATGGGTATATTAAGACTTAAACGAGTCCACGGAACGGATTACGAAAATTTCAATGCCGGCTATGCGCTCTACGAGGATGAAGCCGGTCGCCAGTATAGCGGATATGTAGGTCGCGGAAACACGCCAGACCCTCGTTTCTGGGCTACACTTAATCAATATTGGGAACGCGACCTCAGTATCTTCACACGCGAATATTGCGAATATCAGGGCATCGACCGCCCACAGTACACGCAGATTGAAATCATCGGCTAACAATCTCGTCATCAGCGAAAAGCGGAAGCCGACAGCCATAATCGGCTTATAATGGGCATGTAGTCACGTCTGCCGGGATTTGAATAGCAAAAGTTAAAGCATTTACTTTGTTAAATAATCTTAAATAAAAGTATTTTTCTTATATTATTATTTGGTAGATTAAAGTATTTACTATAACTTTGTAACCGTAATCAAAACCCAATAAGATATGAAGACTACAAACAACCCCTACAAGATTGAACATGTCAGCGATTTTGGCATGGCCTATTATCAGGTAGTGCGCAAGCGCGATGAAGCCATTCTCTACGCCAATAGCAACATTGACAACATCGCCTCTTTCATTCTTGACGAGGGCATCGACGTGGCCGGCTTTGACGCAGTGCCTGAATTTGCAAACAATCACGTTTTCTAAATCTGAACGACCATGACCGCTACAATAGAACTTATACAGGAGGCAACCCCAAGGGGCGAATACAAGCCCACAACGCTTGACGAGCTAAAGGCTAAAGCAGACATTCTCGTTACGGCGATTGATAGCCACTATGAAATCGTGGTAAAGAACCCAAGCATAAAGCTCAATGGGCGCGGCATCAAGCGCAGCACGTACATCGGCAACATCTTCTATGTGACCGAGCGCGTCTATAAGCAGCTATGCAAAGAATATAACGTAATGTGCGACTTCTAATTTTCATCAACATGGCATCAACTCACTTCATAATATACCACAAGCAGCATGAAGACGAGGGCATCGTACTTGACGGCTTCAAATGCGCTTACAAGGGCGACAAAGATGATATGGCAAGAGTCTATCGTGAATTTTTCAACAAGGCTAAAAAGCTCGTTGAACTGGGACAGGCAACAGACCTAAAAGAAAGTTATGACGATGATGGAACGCTTTCTTTCAAGTTTACCCGCAACGGTATCGTGATGAAGACTTTCTCATGTGAACGCAAGCGAGCCGCATGGCTTCTCGCATAATACACCCGGTTATGACATCAAAAGAGAAAATATACGCGCAAATCCTTGAAACGCGGAACGCGATTGACAAGCTGAACGGCAACGCACCCCGTTACGACATCGACAAGTGCCTACGCACCAACTATGCGCAGACACACACAAGGGCAGAACTTAATACAGAACTGGGCATCGCCCAATCCTGCCTACGGAACACCCGGAGCAAAAAGGCGATTGAAAAATGGTACGGCACACCCGCCGGCATCGCCTACCGCGAAGAGCGTGAGGCCAAAATCAAAAGCCTGCGGCGCGAAGTCTTGAACACCCACCGCGATACGACAAGCGACGTGCATCGCTTCATCTATCAGCACCTCGGCAAGCAGTGGCGTGTGCGCGTCATCGGCGAAAGAGCCATGACGATAGAACTACTTAACAAGGTCGGAAAGAGCCAATTCGGATACGACATTGAGTTTTACTACGGCCACGAAACATGCGACCCGGATAAGTTTGAAATCAGTTGCTCAAGTGTCGGCGGCTATGACCCAACGCAGGACTCGCGCAGGCTTGACTATTTCATCGGCCTGACCACGCTATCAAAGTACGACGTGGCTACTGAACTGAAAAGCCTCTTGAAGTCTTTCTCGGATTATTGTTACCGACAGGGCAATGAAATCTACCGACTTGAAAACGAACTTGAAAACCCACCTTACAATGGCTAAAAAGAAAGAACCGGTATTATGCTACTTTCATTTCATGTATAACCAGTGGAATGAACAGACGGCACAAAAGGTATTTGCAGACGCTTCGTGCGGATGGCAGTACCTATGGGATAAATGGTGCCGCTTATGCGATGACTATGGGATGTATGGTGCAATAACAATGTTTTACACTGAGAGTCTTGACGGCAATCTTCAAAAGATGCTTGCAGACGCTTCAAACGAATACTACAATGGAAAATAACAAACTACCCCAGATTGATTACAATCAATTTTGTGGTGATACACATATCACCACAAAGGATATGATGCCTGAACTTGTTGCCTATTCTATCCTATGGCACAATATGGGCTACGGAAATGACCCGGTGACACAGACTGAAACATCACGCGCTCATGTGCTTTGTCTGCCTTTCGCCCTAAAGATACGCGACAGACTGCGTGAAGATGGCAGATGGCCGGAAGATAAGAATGTAGAATACACAGGTATCATCATATCGATACTGATGATTAAGGCTGCCGGTCTGACCCCAGAGAAACTCAAGATGCTACGCGATGTTATCACTGATGAAATCTTTAGAGCCGGTATCTTCTGATGATGTTCAACGAAAGAAAACCTATCACAACGCTTGCAGGGGTGAAAGCCTTTGCAAGCTATCTCTTCTTTGACCTTGCGACTGCCTTTCATCCTGATGATGACTTCACGGAATATGTCAAGCATGAAGATGGCGGAGCTGCCTTTGCATCGGTCAGGGCTGAAAGATTGAATCAAAGAATGTCGGAATGTCGCCAAGTGTGCGATGCCGCAGGTGTCGATATATGCGAGCAGATGGGTGTTGCATTAGATTATTTCAATGCGATAGCATCCGGGGCAACTCCTGACGAAGCAAGAAAGGCCACTTATTTTGATTTTGACGGCTCGCAATGATGTTAGGTAGGCAGATGTACCACTTGCATAGAATAAAGCGAAATTTGGCACATCTGATGCAGAAATAAGGGTGTTTAGGATTTACGCCACGATTGTCATTGTAAGTGTGAATGAAAAAGGATGACATTTTCGCCCGGTCATCAAGGTTGGGAATGCGCATCGCGGAAAATCGCAAATCGGTCTTTTTGTTTATTTTTTCATCATACTTTTCTTTCATTCTTCTTATTCTCTTTATTCTCTTTATTCTTATTATTATTGTTTGTGGCGGTTTGACCTCCTATTGGATGGCGGTTTGACCTCCTATTGGATGGCGGTTTGGGGTGCGGTTTGTTGGTTGTAAAATTGTAGAGTAGTGGTGTAAAACACACGGAAACAATAAATTGTGTTGGCGTTTTGCTGGTTGTAATAAAAAATCCACTGAATCCGGATATGGGCTCAGTGGATTTTCTTATGCAGATTGTTGTGCCGGTCAGGGCATACGGTTTCCGAGGATGAAAGAATGACCATCTCCAAGCTTCCGTCTGATGATGTAACCGCCCATTTCAAGTCTGTCCCACGCTTCTTCAACGTCAATCTTGTCGATTCCGAGTGCTTTTGAAATCATGTTGTTGGTGACAACGAAAGGTACTTCTCGCGACGACCTGATGCCGTTCCGCAGATATGAATATATCGCTACATCATAGGCGCTTAGTATGACATCTGTTGCCGGGATAATCTTTCCGCTGGCAAGGTCTTCACGCATCTCGTCTGCGAGCCTACGCGATTCCGCGAATATGTCGGCCATCGTTTCCGGACGTTGGATGCTTTCAAGTTCTTTCCATCTTCGGATAAGGATTGCCCGCTGTCGGTCATCATACTTTGATGTGACGAATAGCGTTTGTTCAAATGTCAGTTCATAACATGGTCTTTGCTTCCCTTGCGAATCTGTGTATGAGGTGAGGGCAAAATTTCCCTCACCTACTTCAATCCAGACTTTCTCCATCTTACGGATGACCTTTAACAAATCGGCATGGCGAATATCAAGAAACTGAGCTATCTCAAGACTGGTTCTTGTTGGTTGCCTGTAAATCGTTGGTACTACTTCCATAATCCTTGATATTAGTCAAATTCAAATTCATCATCATAAAGGTCAATGGTGGTCCCGCTGCTGAACTGGATGACGAACCGGTATCCGTTTCTACCGATGATGGTGCCGCGATGGTATCCGCGCCACGGCTCTTTCAATTCTACTTGCTTTCCGTATTCAGGGAAATTTGTATCTTCTTCGTACATTGCTGATGGGTGTTATGGGCGACCCGGATTGCAGAGCCGCCCGGTTAGACATTGTAATTATGCGGTCACTGATGATTCAATCAGTTCCGTGTCGATATAGGCGTTATCAACGTTGATTTCATTACCCTCATCGTCAAGAGTCCAGACACGCGATGTCAGGATTTCAAGATGTGGCTTGTTGATGCCGCCCACCGATGCGACCATATCATTTCCGATTTCCACGCTTACACAGAAATAGCCGGTCACTACCGGGGTGATTGCAGCCACCACTGCCGCCAGTGCGAGGGATGCTGCCTTTGAATTGAAACTTGTTACTTGCATTTTCATTCGCTTTATTGGTTGATTACATAAAAGTCTTTTCAGATAAACCATCCTCCCCCAACTGAGCATATCTTCCGTTTCCTGAATATCCTTTGCCTCCTGCCATGCTTCGCGTATGCGGTATGATGCCTCCTTTTCAATGCGGTATTTATCCGGCTTGCCATAAGGGATTTCTTCATCATCTGCATTATAGTGATAGACGTTACATTCATTGATAGAAACGTCACCATCCTCATCATCAATCCATCCACTGACTTCACATGACAGGGCGTTTCCGTCTTCATCATCATATTCAACAGAAGTAAAGAATCTGCCCGGCTCACATTCATAGACGGCATTGATAATAGCATCTTCAAGGTCTTTCAGGTTGGGTATCATGTCAAGCCATTTTATAGAGGTTGCATTTCTTGAAAGAACGATACTCCTGCTTCTCGGTATCATAGTACACTTGCACTGTGTCTGCCGGTCTGCGACCGCTCCCCTGCGTTTCAGGGAGGCGGTGTGGGTCAAGTGTGCCGAAAGCCTGTCTGAGCGTTCCGTCAACTTTCATAAAGAAGAATTGTACGATGCCGGTGCGCATAGCTTTTGTAACTTTGGCGTTGAGCCATGCCACCTTGAGGGCTTCTGCCATTGTGAAGCCGTTGCGTTTTACGAACATCCATGCCATTCTCATAATGTTGGCGAGGGTTGATTTTCTTTCGTTGCTCATAGCCGTATCTTTTAGAAGTCACACATTACGTTGTATTCTTTGCAGAGCTGCTTGTAAACTCTTTCAGTCACATAGAAGATGTTGCCGATGTACGTGCTGCGCTTGATGCCGCGCCCATTGAGCTTTATGCTTGGGTTCTTTACCACGATTTCATAGTGGCTATCAATAGCCGTTACAAGTATGTCTGCCTTTGCCTTTTCATCATCAAGTGTTGTGCGCTTGTATTCGCCACGCTTGATGAAATTGTCGTTAGGTACAAAGTAACCTGTTGCTGTGCCATATTCGTTTGTAGTAGTCATATCTTATCGTTTTAGAAGAGTTTTACAATTACATTACCATTCTCAGCGTTGACAGAACCATCGTTGATTAAACCGCGATTCTTGGCGATTGCGATGTTAAGACCAGCCTCAGAGCAAACATCCATTGAATTTGTGAAAGGGGGCAGTTGAAAAGTAATGATTGCACCTGCCACGCCTCTCTGCCAGTTGTCGATGACGCTTGCGCGAAAAACATTCTCAAGGCGTTCAACCATGTTGGCTGATGCTTTCTTGAAGTCTATCTTATTTGTCTTTCTCATATCGTTGGTCTTTTGTTGTCGTTTAACTTTGATGATGCAAAGTTATAGAATAAAATCTATATATGCAAATAAAATATAGTCTAAACACTATTATTTAACAATTATTAACAATAGGCTAAAATCTATAAATAATAAAAATAATAGCGTTTAGTCTAATTTAATTTTGTAGATTAAATTTTTTTGTTTAATTTTGCACCATTAAAAATATAGATTAAAGGCTATGGATATAAAGCAAAGAATAAAAGAGGCAGGGATGACCGTCAGTGAAGTGGCGGCTCGGATGCCACGACCGGATGGAGGTGTGGGAATTGCACAGGCTTCATTATCTGCTATAATTAATGGCAATCCGACTATAAATAAATTGAAAGACATTGCCGATATTCTTGGTATATTGCTTTCGGAACTTGTTAAGGATGAATCTTCGTTAACTCAAAGGATTCACTGCCCTTATTGTGGAAAATCAATTCGTATAACATTGACAGCAGAAAAAGAAGAGCATCGGCATACACCGATAAGGAAAACTGTTGACTTACGTCTGAATACTGATGATGGTACAAAATATAGATATAAGCATCCCCATTCAAGAGAAGAAAGAATGGCTATTCTGGAACTTCAAACCTTACCGGGTGAGGATGGCATGGTTAGTGTCCTTAATACAAATCCCATTGATTCGGATGGAAACGAAGTATTTGATATAGAATATGACCGTTTGATGCCAATATAATTTTATCACAAAAATATAATAATATGAGAATATTTTCATTATTTATCGCATTTATGTTGACTTTCAACATATTCGCGGAAGAAGTCTTAATAGGGGGTTATCACGATAACAATGGCGATGGCGAACATAATGTTATTGCTCGGCTTAAAGAAAATGGAAGTAAGATTGATTGTATCTATATTTTTGTTGCTTCAACAATGGGCAACGGATACTATCGTATAGACAGCAATAAAATTCCGGAATTTGTGACTGCATTGAGTGAAGTAAAAACAAAATTTGAGGAATGGTCAACACAAGCAATAGACAATGGCATAGAAAAATTTACGAAACAAATCAGTGTTAACTTTCCAAAGGTGGTAGTTTATCTATCTGGAAAATCCAATTTCAATTTTTCGCAAAAGCTCAATGCTCTTTTTCAAGTTGACAATGGGATTCCTTGTGTTTGGATATACGCTTCAACATCAACTAATTTTTCCAAATATAATAACAAGAAGGAAGTTTTCTCAATGCTTTTTGAGAATCCATCTGACATAGATGGACTGATTTCTATTCTACGAGATGAAGAAACAATTTTGCAGTTAGCCCATAAAAATCTTCAAATCGAAAGGAAATTCGATGACCTCTTTCAATAGTTTTCAAGAATCCCTATAAACAATTTGCGCATCAGTCATCCGATTGGTGCGCTTTCTTTTTGTGCATACATGAAAGGCGACACGCATCAACGCGCATCGCCATCCGGCAGTAAAAAAAAGAAAAATTGTGTAGAAAGACTTATTGTTCAGAAGTTATTTCCTCATTATCAATGGTCAACGCGCAGAAGCCTTTACAAGCTCCACGGAAACCATTGTGGTATTCTTTGGCAGTCATACGCTTCTTGTTTGGCAACTGCAAAATATCAATCGAAAGCAACATATCCTGACAGGCGACCATCAGTTTGCCATTCTCCCAGAACCATTCTCCGGGTGCGCGGAAGCCGCGAGGAATGTCAGTAAGACTTGCCTTGTGAATCTTCACATCGGTTGCGGAATCTGCCTCAAGCAACCTTACCGAAGTCCATGCAGTCGGCACTGACCCTGCGATAGCCGGGGTCTTTGGATATTGTTCGCCACAAATAACTGATGAATGGGCGCGTATGAAGTTATGAACGACTTCTGCGGAATCAGTCCAACGGATAAAGGCATCATTGCGGTAGAGCTTGGGCGCATGGCTCGGTTGAAAGAAATCGCATATAAGTTCTGACTGCGGAACTCCATTGCACGAATGACCAATACGCTGGATTGCATCATCCATCATATCCGCACCGAAATTGCGAAGTCTGATATGCACTTCTTCCGCGCTTTCTTCCGGGCCTATGTAGATTCCGAGGTTGTTGATGATTTTGCCTGTATCCACACCCTTATCGATTACGAAAGTGGTGATGCCGGTCATCGCGCTTCCGTCCTTGATTGCGGATGTGATAGTGGATGCGCCCCGGTACATTGGAAGAAGCGATGAATGGAGATTGATGACTCCCCATTTAGGTATGCGGAACAATTCAGATGGTAATATGCAGTATTCAACCACAACTCCCAACGTGGGATTCAGATTGCGGATTTTTTGAAGAAAAGATTCTGATTTAAGTTGAAGATGCGATGGCTGATATACAAGAAGACCTGCCTCTTCCGCATAAACACTGACAGGTGATGGGCAACACTTGTTTCCGCGACCGCAAGGCTTATTCTCCATAGTCACGACAGCAGCCACATCATATCCCTTTTCAACGAGCATCTTTAGAGTCGGCACAGCGAAATGTCCGTTTCCGAAAAATACAATCCTGATATTATTCCGATTCACCGGCTTTTCTTGGTCATATTCGGGATAAGCCGATATTGCGTCTTCCGGAACAATGCTATATCCATCGGCCTGATTGACCTTAACTAAGTAATTGCCATCTTCATCCGGGCAAAGGATTCTGCACGGCACGAAAAACTGATTTTCAAATTGGTCGCCGGCGCAATGCCCAACCACATTTACCAAATGACCAACGCGGTATCTTGGAGCTTTCATTTTGATGAACCGGTCTGGATGTCGATACGTGCGCCGCACTGCGGACAGATGATGATAGCGGAATTTGGCTCAAGGTAATCTGTGAATAAAGAAGATACCGGCACTTCCAGCACTTTTGCAATTCGCTCAAGCGTGGATATGTTAGGATTGCCCTTTTCATTAACGATGTTGCCGAGTGTCTGAGGGGTGATTCCCATCTTTTCCGCGAGGCTTTTAAGGGTCATGCCCTTAGCAGCGACAATGTTCTTGATTCTGAATTTTGCCATAGTAAAAGTAAATACTGATTTGGGTAGTTTCTTAATTTTTTTTGCAAAAATACTCTTCCATAGGTACTTATAACGAGTCTAAAGAGTGAAATATTGTTAAATACTGATTAAAACAATAGTAAATACTTGCTCAATAAATAATATTAGTGTATCTTTGCAGCGGTTTAGTTATAGACCTAATGAGAAAAGATGAACCAGACAATTTGTGACATAGAAGAAGACTGGGATGATTACGCCTACGACCATAATTATGACCTCTATGACAGTCTTGATTATGAAGATGACCCGCGTAACCTGACCGACAGACCATCGCGATTTGTCAAACGTCATATCCTGCCCGGTTTGCACCCTTTGATTGAGGAAATCCGTGCGAAGAATGGCAAGGCTAAGATGGGCGAACAATTACGATGCCCTATGTGCGGAAGAAAGTTTGTCAAGAAGTCTTATCAACAGAAATTTTGCACAAACAACTGTAAGGTCAAATACCACAACAAACGACAGGTATGGTACTGATATGGAAACAACAATAAACAAAGTTACGCCGACAATAGAGCAGATGCGCCACTTGCAATCGCTTGGCGACAAGTGCGAGGGCGCAAGCATGGTCTATCATCCGGCATCTGCACATTCTGAAATCTTCAAGTTGGAGGTTGGAAATGTGGAACACAAGCGCGAGTTTTGGGCTGAATCCAAACGCATTGCATTAGTGGGCGAGGGTTTCTTCGACCGGATGCACGGGCGCGATGTGCCTGCATACACCGCCGATGACATTATGGCGAAATTGCCGGAATCAATTCTTATCAACGGTATCTGGCATCTCCTTTTCATAGGCAATAAGCATGTTGACGGCCTGCGTGTCTTCGCGGCATCATATTCTTTCAGGGATGATAGCGGAAGATTTGTGGCAGCGCGTCAGGATACCGAGTGGGAGTCCACAATCTTTATCCAGTTACTCTATGCCGTGTATCTGTGGTGCATTGAAAACAAACACATCAATCTTACGGAAAAATGACCATTGAAGAAGTCCTTACACTGATAAGCCGCATCGCATTTATTCGCTGTCAAGGTTGTCTGATTGCCTTTTGGATAATGCTATGGCGACAGAACAGAGCGCGGAAGAAGCGCGAAGAAGAATACAGACGTGACTTTGAAGCCTTGCAGAATCTTTCGGGCGAGGAATATTGGAAAGCCTACGCTAAATTTAAGCAAAAGTACATCAAATAAATAATGACATGAAATTACTGTTTTTCGATTTAGAAACGACCGGTACGCTGGTCAACAAGCACGGAATACACCAAATGTCCGGCTTCATCGTAATCGACGGCGAAATCAAGGAGAAATTCAATCTTCATGTTCGCCCCAATCCAATGGCGCAGATTGACCCCGCCGCATTAGAGGTGGCAGGTGTGACGGAAGCGCAAATCAAGGCTTACCCTCCGATGGAGCAGGTGTACGCCGGCTTCGTTGATAAGCTATCCCAGTACGTTGACCGCTACAACAAGAAAGACAAATTCTTTCTCGTCGGCTATAACAACGCATCATTCGACAATCAGTTTCTCCGTGCGTGGTTCATTCAGAACGGCGATAAATACTTCGGCTCATGGTTTTGGGCAAACAGCATAGACGTGATGATAATGGCGACTCCTTACCTCGCTGAACGTCGCGCCGAGATGGAAAACTTCAAACAAGGCACGGTCGCCAAAACCCTCGGCATAGTCGTGGAAGATGACAAGCTACACGATGCACTCTACGACATCGAAATCTGCAAAGCCATCTACGACAAGGTTTGTGGAAAGTATTAACCCCTAACCATCATACCAAATGAGAATCAAGAAGCAAAAATCGTTCAAGAACGGTACGGTGTACTGCCTTGAGCTGGAAGACGGAATGTTGGTTGAAACAACCGACACCTTTCTGCCTTACTACACCAAAGACGCAATCGGTCGCAAGCAGAATTTTCTTGACAACAATCAGCTCGGTAGTCGTGCGGAACGCTGGATGATAGGCGTATCCACAATGAGCGGATGCCCGGTTCATTGCAAATTCTGCGCTACCGGCAACATGAAGCGTTGGCGCAATCTTACGGCTGACGAAATTGTCGGTCAGGTGGAATTTGCCATCGCACAGGCAGGATTCAACCCGGCAGATGCCCGCGAGTTCAAAATCAACTACACGCGCATGGGTGAGCCTTTCTTGAACATCGACGCAGTTAAAGAAGCCATTGCCCGCATCACGGAAAAATATCCGAACACACATCACTACGTTTCAACCATCGGCATCGCCGGCAGCGATTTCTCTTTTGTCAAGGGGAACGTGACGCTCCAGATAAGTCTGCATAGCTTTGACGATGACAAGCGTAACTGGCTTATCCCTTACCCCAAGAAGATGACCATCGAAGAGCTGGGGCGCATACGCACGGAAAGCAACCTTAAAACGACCATCAACCTTACACTCGTTGACGAGTCGGATTTCGATGCTGAAAAGCTGGCGAAGTATTTTGACAAGGATTATTTCTTTGTCAAGCTATCGCCCATCAATCCCAACAGCATATCGGAAAAGAACAATCTCGGTAACGGTGTTATCGAGGGCGTGAACATTGTATAACCACTTAACACAACAACCACATGGAAGCAATCAAGAAACAGCTTGAATCTATGGGTTACGATTATGCGGTAGCAATCGCAACCAAGTCGGAAATCGAAAACGGTGCTGCCTGCGGACAGCTCGCAATCATCGCCGAGTAACCCGGAAACCGGCGGCTTGAGGAGTGCTTCGGTATTCTTCAAGTCGCCATTATCCTTGAAACGATGGAAAAATTTCTATTGATACTCCCGGTGGTTGGTATGATTGTCGTTGTGGGCATCCCACTATGGGCATACCTGTCTTTCAAATCATACAAGCGGAAACTGCGCCGCGTCTATGACGAAATCAAGATTGGCGACCGCTACAAGTTTGAAATGCCGCCTCTACATCCGTTTGACGAATCTCATGTTTACAAGGCGACTATTATAGGCAAGACGTTAGCCCGTGGAAAATCCCCGTGGGTGCAATATCGCTACGATGATATGCTATATCCGCAATACGAGAATAGATTTGCCAAGACCATCACAAAAGGTCTGATGGAAAGCCTTATCGAAGAGGCGAAGAAGCACATCGCCGAACACGAAAGCAACCCCAAATCAATGGTACATCCGGAGGTTCTTGCGCATTGGAAGAAAATCGCGCAAGGCATCCCTCCTTTCGGATACAAGGTCGTAGATGAAAAATTCTGACTTAATATCATAAAACAAAATGAAATTTACCATCAACAGTAAGGCTCTTTTGAGCCGTCTGGTTGCCGCCGGCAAAGCCGTAAGCAACCGACCCACGATTTCCATTCTGGGCAATTTCATGTTCGCCCTTGATGGGAAGACCGTCACAATCACCGCATCCGATACCGACAACGTGGTAATATCGCGCATTGAAGCCAACGATGCCGAGGGTGCTGGTAGTGTCTGCATCGATGCAAAGCGCGTCACGGAACTGCTCAAGGCAATGCCGGATTGCCCCGTGGTGTTTGACATCAACGATTCAACCCACGCAACCATCATCCGCTACACCAACGGAAAATACAATCTGTCTGGTCTGCCCACCATAGACTATCCCATTGGCGAGGCTGACGAAACGGAAGTCAAGGGCGTATTCACAATGCCAGCTTCGCAGATTCTCAAGGCACTGGATGTTGTCGGCTTCGCTACATCCAACGATGAACTCCGCCCCATGCTGAACGGAGTGTATTGGGATATTACGGAAGATGCCGTTACATTCGTGGCAACCGACACCCATGTACTTGCAAAGTATCGTAGTACGCAGACCGCCCCCGGCAAGGTCATGAGCTTCAATCTGCCCAGTAAGTCAATCGCGCTTATCCGTGCGTTCATCGGAAAGCAGAGCGACATAAAGCTGACGGTCAGCGAAAGATTCGTCATCTTTGAGGGTAGCGACTTCAAGGTGCGCTCTACGCTTTATAATGGAATGTACCCGAACTACAACCGCGTTATTCCCGTCAATCAGCCCATCTCTATCACGGTTGACCGCATGGACTTCGCTAACGCTATCACACGTGTTGCCATCTGCGCTGACGCACAGACACCGGTGCTTCGCCTCAAGATTGCAGACGGAAAGATTGACATCGTGGCGCAGGACATCAGCTTCAACATCGGCGGCGAGGAGAAAGTGACGTGCGACTACAACGGAACACCGCTTGAAATCGGATTCAGTTCAATCTACCTCAAGGGCGTACTTAACGCGATGAACACGCAGAACGTCGTGATAAAGCTGGCGGAGGCAAGCCGACCCGGATTGTTCCTACCCGCTGAAAACGACGAATACGGCGAACTTACGCTTTTGTGTATGCCCATAAATATCCAGCAAACGACTTAATGGGAAAAGAAAGAGGCGATTTAGCCGTAGGCAGAAAGTTCAATTTCAGAAACCATCACATCTATGCTTGTCAACATGGGATTGATACCCAAGAGATGCTTAAACAGGTTATAAAGCAGGAAAAGGAATGGTGCGAAAGGAGCATATTCCTTGCAATTCAGCTCCATAATCTGATTGAATATGACGTAGAGGTGGATGATAATTATGAAGTGACTATTCATGCACGGCTTCGGGGCGTTGTGCCGCCCGAAAAGATGGAAGATGTAAGACGCCAGTCTAATGAAGAAAGCAATAAATAAAATCAAAGACATCCTATTTGGGATTTTCGCAATTATCGTCTGTCTTATTCTTGCCGTCGTGCTTTGGCTGACGGGAGATAAGATGGATGATGATTACGACCCGTGGGATTGCTATCAGTAAGCTATGCAGAGAATCATTAAATTTCGCGGAAAATCCGTTGCTGACGGTACATGGGTCTATGGCGACTTAATCCACATGAAAGGACGCAAGGTTGCGATATGGCCCACGGAAGAGAAATACGATGGTGGCGCGATTGAGGTTATACCCGCTTCGGTGGGTCAGTACACCAATTCACGCGACTGCCTCAAGAAAGAAATCTACGAGGGTGACATTGTGCGCCAGAAATGGGAAACCACAGTGATAGATGAACACGATGACGCATATTCAGCAAAAGGAACGCAGACCGGAATTGTGGTGCTACGCACGAGGGGAGTCTGCATGTCACCCTGCCTGAAAGAAAACGACCTTACGGAAGATGCGCTGCTGACAAAGAATGTACCTGTTACCGGGTGGCGTTCTGAAATCATCGGCAATACAACCGACAATCCCTCACTATTTGAGGAAATCTGTAACCCTTAACCAATTAACCCCAACTGCAATGAAAAAGTACATCGGTACGAAGACGCTTAACGCCGAGCCTATGACAAAGGGCGAGGCTTATGACCGTTCTTTACTGCGTGGTGGAATAACACCCGTAGAGCGTGAAATCCTCGGCTATCATGTCGTTTATCCTGACGGCTATGAAAGCTGGTCGCCCAAAGACGTATTTGATGCGGCCTACAATGTCGCCGACACATTACTTGACCGCCTTAACATCGAATACAAAGAGCTTGACAAGAAAGCCGGCAAAATCGTTGAGTTCAGACTGACGGAAGCCTATAAGAATCTGCGCGACACCGACCGCGCCATGCTTGATGTTCAGTTCGACACCATGATTAGCTATCTGAGCATCCTCGGTTGTCGCTCTACATCAGTGGAAACAGGTCAGGGCGGCTTCTGCGGTCTTGACTTCGGCACGGCAATCCATCTCCTTGAACGTGGATACGTCATCCGTCGCAGCGGATGGAACGGCAAGGATATTGTCGTGTTCAAGCAAGTGCCGTCAAGCATCAAGAGCGACATCATTCCCAACATGCAATCCCTGCCCCTCAAGGCTAAAGAACTTATCATGGCCGGAAACAAGCGTATAGACTACACCTCGCAGTGTCTTATCTATAACACGAAGACTGGTCGCGCCGATAGTTGGGTTCCATCTATCAGCGACGTGTTCGCCCATGACTGGGAGCTTGTAGCCGACTAATCAATCATCCTATCTACCACGTGTAGAAAAGGAAACGGCGGCGTAGGCCGCGACAAGTCTGCGCCGCCTGCTTTTACCAATCACTAACATCACAAGAAATGAGCAAGCAAGAACTTATAGAAGCATTGGAAAGTATGCCCGACGATGCCGTACTCTTTGTGGATGGCGGCTTTTACAATCTGGTTGAGGTCAGCAATGTAAAATACGACCCGTCGCAGAATATTATCGTCATCGAATAAAGTTATGACCGAGGAAGAAAAACGCGAGGCTTACGTCCGCACGGTGTTTGCCGGAAATGATGGCGACGTGTTCACGCGAAGCGACCTCCGCGCCTACATTGAAGAAGCATGGTCTGCCGGCTATGATGAGGGTGCGCGTGATTTTGGCGACACGGTAACGAATTATCCATTTCCATTAAGCGTATGGCCAACGCCCCTTTCCCGTTTTCAAGCCGATAAGCTGGCTAAAGAATTTGAAGCCCTTGACGAGATATGCAAGGACAGCGGATGTCGGGATGCGCTTATAAAAACGCTTTTTGAAGAAGCGGAAAAACAAGCCGAAGCGTTTATGCCACGTGACCTTATCGGCTCGGTTGAATACTTCGGCGACAAGTTAAAACTATTAAGACTGAAATCAAATGAACGAACAGACGGAAAACAGCAAAGCAACTCTTAAAGACTGGCTAACATTCATCATCTTCACAATAGTAATCCTTTCATTAGGTATCATAGCCGGTTTTTCAGCGGGAAGAAAACACCCGGCAGCATCGGTTAAGGATGAATGGCTGTCAGATGTGCGCAAGGAGGTTAATCTCTTGGAGTCATCTTTCAAGGAAGCGGAAGAAGAATATCAGTTTGGCATCGAACTGCGCGACTCCATCATTACCGCCATGAAGCGCGAAATCAGAAAAGGCGACAACGCCGAAGTTCCTATCAAAGTAAATATCAACATTACCGATGATAATAGCAAATAAAGACCTTGTAAGTGGTGATTACGTCAATCTTGATGCTGCTATTGCCTTGAGTAAGGTTGGCTATGACGTGCCGACGCATACTCATTACACCGGATATAAGGGTTACGGAAGCGTCAGCCTTACATCCAACACTGAAAAGCTGACAGGTGTAGGCAGTATGGTTGATAGACCCATCTTGCAAAAGGCGGTGGAATGGCTGCGCGAGCGTCGCAACATCTGCCTACGCATCAACTACGTCATGCAGACGCGCAAGTGGTTTTTCGACTACCTGAATATGAAAGATGGGAGCTATGACGATAGCACATCCACCTACGATGACACAACGGGCTATTACGATAGTTACAACGATGCCGTCAACGCCGGAATAGTTGCCATCTGCGAACACATCAAGGACAATGAAGATACGACAGGCGAAGAAAATCCTATTGGGTAAGAATACATCCCGCGACTGCTACCGCCGTATGCGCCCCGCCTATGAACGCGAAGACGGCACTATGGTATTTCCATCATGGCATGACATTCCACGGATAGCAAGGGTGAACAAACGACTACTCAGATACATTAACCGATTAAGCAATGAAGACAAAGAAAAACTTCTTTAAGGGTAAATCCTTATACCGACCCACCGGCAAGGCTGGCGAATATTCCGCTTGGGCTTGCAACTTCTATACCGGGTGTTCAAATAACTGTTCATACTGCTACTGCAAGCGTGGCGTTATGAGCCATGTATGGAGCGAAGAGCCGATGTTTAAAAAATGCTTCAAGGACAACGACCATGCCATAGCGGTGTTTGAAAAGGAAATGCTCGCAAACATCGACGAACTGCGTAAGACGGGCATCTTTTTCAGCTTCACTACCGACCCCATGATACCCGGCAAGACGCTTGAGCTTACGATGGAAGCGGTCAGCCTTGGGCTGCGTAATGACGTGCCGGTGCAGATACTTACCAAACGTGCGGATTGGCTTGATGCCGAGACGTGGAAAGCCATGTGCGCTACCATCAATCCCGACTACAAGAAAATCGCCATTGGCTTCACACTGACAAGGCGTGATGACCTTGAGCCGGGTGCAAGTCCGCATACGGAACGCATAGCCGCCATGAAGCGTTGTCACGAACTGGGATGTCACACTTTCGCAAGTATTGAGCCGATTGTCGATATAGCCAATTCGGAATGGGCGATGAGTGATGCCTATCCCTACTGCGAACTGTTCAAGGTTGGTCTGATGAGCGGCGGCGCGAAACCCGACAAGCACGAACTGAAAACACTTGTTGACAGATGGAATAGCACACTTGACAAGTCAGGCAAGAAGATATATTGGAAGCAGAGCGTAGTTGACTATCTGGGCGATGATTTCACGTTCTGGATGGACTCCTGCGTAGATGCCGACTACAACATATTCGACTATTAGTATTGTTTTAAGGTAAATAAGATTGTTATTATAAATTGTACTTTTGCGGAGCGTGTCGTTGTGAAACGGTGCGCTTTTTTCGTTCTATTCCGTAGAAAGTTACGACCAAATAAATAAAGTCGTGAGTGTGCGTTTCCTTAATAATGTGGTTGCTTTATTTAGTCGTAGTTTTGCGTAGAATACTTAAACCCCAAACTACATCCAATGAAAGCTAAAATCTTTGCAAAACTAAAACAGGAGTATTCCTCTCTTGGGTTAGGCGATGAATATCTGATGTCAAAAGCCGATTCCCTTGCAGCGACCGGTCTTGTGACTGACGATAACATCGATGCTGTCGTGGCTTGCCAGCGTAAGGAGCTTGAGGGTCTTCAGAAAGCCAACGATAAGCGCGTCACTGATGCGCTTGAAAAAGAGCGTAAGAAGCATGAAGAAGAAACTCGCAAAAAGGAGCAGGAAGCCGAAGAAGCCCGTCGCAAAGCCGAGGAAGAAGCCGCCGCCAAAAAGAAAGGCGAGCATACCGACCCGGTTACAAACCCCGACGTTGAAGCCCTCCGCAAGCAGGTGGAAGAGCTGACCGCCGCCGGCAAGAAGCGCGACGAAGAATATGCGGCCAACCTGAAAACGCTTACCGAATCACGTGACAGTCTTGGAAAGCAGGTCAAGGAACTTGTTGACAAGAACGCCGCATCGGAAGCAGCCGCAGCCAAGGCAGCACGCAATGCGATGATAATGGCGAAAGCCAAAGAGTTGGGCGTTCCCCAGTGGCGTATCGACGAGGGCTTCACAATCGCGGAAGACGCGAGCGAGGAGGTCATCACCGAAACGCTGACAAAGGTTGCGAACAATATCAACACAAACATCCTGCCGGGTAGTCGTGGCGGATTCCCCCTCGCCGGCAACGAGCCGACTAAGGAAGACCTCGCTTCGATAGCTGCAAGCCTTGTTAAGTAACAACTAAACCCCAACGAGAATTATGAAAAATGACATCTCACCCAACAAGGAAACGGTTGTCTTCGGTAATGATTCCTCAGTAATCCGCAAGTACATTGCCGGCATCGCCGGTGGTCGTACACTGGACTGCTCGGATTTTGTCGATGACACTGTTCTCGCCGGCCACGTCATCATCAAAAAGGCCGACGGAAAGTATGCCCCGATGCCCGTCATCGCGGCTGTTCCCGCGAAGCCCGCACAGGGCGAAAACCCTACTGTTGCGGCTCAGCCCGCCAAGTACGGCACACTCCCTACCGGCGCATCCTACGCCGGCGTTCTCTATCGCTCAATCAGTAAGAAAAACCCCGCTGCTTCCATTATGACGATAGGTATTGTCAATCCCGACATGACCCCCTATCCCATGACAGACATCCTGACCGCGTTCACGGCTGCCTGCAAAATTTCCTTTGAAAAGGACGAAGAAGCATAAAAACCGAGTATCTGAGTTAAACAGTCATTCTATTTCGATTACGCGCAGAAATACTTCCCCGGCCTCGTTCTGGCCGTGGTTGAACGTCTGAACGAAAAGCGCAACAACTCCGCGCAGACGTATCTCTACAAAGAGAAACTTCGCCCCCAGTTCTCGCTTGATGGTCGCTGGGCTTCCATTCTTGCCGAATACACCCGTGTAGCCGCCGACGTTGTGGCACTTGACTCCGAGCTTCCGCTCAAGAGCCGTGACACGCTGGAGGTTGCTTCCGGCACTATCCCCAAGATAGGTATGAAGCTCTACCTGACCGAAAAGCAGATGAAGGACGTTGATTCGATGATTGCACAGGGTCTTCCCCTTGAAACCATCATCAACAACATCTTCGCCGACACCCCCCGTTGCATCGAGGGCATCTGGGAGCGCATCGAAGACATCTTCCTTTCCGAGCTTTCGTCCGGCGTGGGCATTTCCGAACGTAACAACGGCACCGGCGTGCGCATCAACATGAACTTCTATGAGGCCAATCAGTTCCTCGTATCGGCTCTGTGGAGCGCAACTACCGCCACACCGCTTGACGACATTCAGAAAGTCGTTGACAAGTCCATCGAAGACTCCAACACCATCATCGACGCATACGCCGACGATACCGCCCTCCAGCTTCTTTACAAGAACGGTCAGGTGCGTGCGCAGTTTGCCTTTGACCAAGGCATCGCCATGACTGCATCAACAGCCATCCCCGTGCTTGACCTTTCCAAGCTCCAGCAGCTTTTCCTCACCAAGTGGAACATCCGTCTGCACCGCGTTTCGCGCCGTGTGAAGACCGAGCTTAACGGAGTTAAGCAGAACCACAACCCGTGGAAGAAAGGCACTATTACCTTTGTCTGCGATGAAGAGCTTGGCTCGCTTGTATGGACTAACGTCGCCGAAGTCAACCGCCGTGTTGATGGTGTAGTCTATCAGGTAGCCGACGAATACATCCTTGCAAAGAAGTATTCCAAGACAGACCCCCTCCGCGAGTTCACCGCTTCCGAGGCTATGGTTGTCCCCGTGTTGAACAACGTTGACCGTATCTATACGCTCGACTCTCAGACTGTTCAGGAATGAAAGCAACCGTCCTCGTACCTTTCCGCGACAAATACGACCATGCAGTCGTGTATGCGCCCGGAGATGTAAAGGAATTTGACAATGACCGCGCAGTGGCACTGGCCGCTCGCGGTCTTGTCGAACCCTTTGCAGAAGCTCCCAAAGAACCCGAAGAAAAGGCAGAAGCCGACGCGAAGCCCGCCAAGCCTAAAGGTAAGGGCAAAGGTAAATCCACCAAAAAGGAAAAGGAAGTCGCCGATGCAGCTCCCGAAGCCGATAAGGTAGAAGCCGATGCCGACACCGAAGCTGACGCGCCCGAAGAAGCAGAAGCCGAAGATTCCAACGATAACGAATAATACCGATGACAATACGCGCTTACATAACCGATAAGTTGAAAGCCTACGGAATCACGGAGGCGCAGCTTGTCGATTTGTATATTTCGTCCGGGTTGAAACTTGACTCCGATGTCATGGATAACGACCCCACCGCAGTAGGCATTGCACTGACGCAGACGCTTGAGGAGTGCATCCTTGCGCCGCGACTGTCAAGTGTAAGCGAAAGCGGGTTTTCGATGTCGTGGAACTACGACTCCGTGGGCAAGTATTACCTTTGGCTTTGTCGTAAATGGGGCGTGACCCCTAACGATGATGTCTTGGGTATGCTTGGCATTTCCACTATTATAGACCGCACCGATAATTGGTAAAAGCATGTACTACGCACCCCACATATTGCAGAAGCGCATTATCGCCGAGGAGAAGTCGGATGAATTTGGAAGACCTATTCCAGAAGAAGCTGGCGACTCTTGGGTGGAAGTGTGCCGATGCAGATGTGACCACAATGGGGATAAAGAAGTCAAGATGCCCGATGGCACGGTCGTAACGCCGGAATATCATGTTGTCCTTGAGGACAACGAACCGGATATTGAAGTCGGCGATTACGTGCGTTGTCTGAAAGCAGACGGAACTATCCGTGGCGAGGGTCGTGTCATTAAGCCGAAAACATTAAACTATCTGCCTTATGCGGAGATCTATCTGTAAGTTTGACTTTAGCGACGTGCGCCCGGCTTTAGCTCGCTTTCATCGTGATATGCGTAAGCAAGTTGAGCGCGTCGGTCAGGAAGCAGTGGATTACGCGGTTGAGCATGGCGATTACCATGATGTCACCGGCGAAACGCGCAGAAGCAATCGTTACAAGGTTGATGCCAACAACAATCTGACCATCTACAACGAGTGCGACCACGCCGCAGAACTTGAGGCAAATGGCAAAGATGTAATAGAAAATGCGGCCTTATTCGCAGAACAACGACTTAAAGAGATTTTTGAATGATTACCACCACTGACGCAGCAAACATCCTTTACACCGCCTGCAAAAATATCTTTGGGATGCCGGTCTATCAGGCTGGCAACATTCCCGCCGGTAAAGTAGGCAAGGATGGCCGTGTAGTCATCCATGCAAAAGAGTATACCCCCGGCTCTACATGGAAGAAAGGATTCATCGAAGTCAATTTATTTGCCGCTGATACGCCACACGGCAACGCCGATTTAACCCGGCTTAACGAGCTTGAACGCATGGCGACCAAATTCCTCAAGGATATGGGATGGCATGACGGAACGGCTTACCGCTTTGAAGTGGCTTCTACGATACCGATGGAAAATGCCAATCTGAAAGCCCACTACATTAACACCAAAGTGCTTTTCAAAGTGCTTAATACAATGGAATAATTAACCCCTTAACACCCATACACGAGTTGAAAATTCACCTAAGATTTGCGCAGTAGGCATCAAAAAGCTGTACTATGCTGACCCCAGCAAAGTGACCGCAGACCTTACCGGCGCACTCCTTGCCGCCCTGCTCAAAGACGCGGCCACAAAGGAGGTCAAAAACATCCATCAGGACACGTGGACTATCGAGGAAAGCGAGTCTTCGCAGGATGGATACCGCAACCAGCTTACCGGTTCTATCTACCGCATGGGAACAAAGACTATGGGCGACGTGACGTTCAACTGGACTATCGGCCAGTACGACTACGCCACTAAAGCCGAGTTCCTTGGTGGTGTCGTTACCGGAAAGTCGTGGAAACGTCCTCGCGGCATCGTCGAAATCCACAAGACCCTCATCGCGCTGACCGAAGACAATCAGTATTGCGTACTTCCCTACGCCAACGTAGCCGGTCGCGAGGCCAACACTGACGGTGCTGTCGGCATCGGCATTGTCGGCACTGCAATGGAGCCGGAAAACGATGCGGTTTCGTCCGAATACTGGTTCGACTCTTCCGAGGTCGTGACCGCGTAAGCAAAACCGATTCATCTGAAATGTTTGTAAGTGAGATGGGGTGCGCCGACAACGTACCCCATTCTTTATAAATCTAAAGTAAATCAAATGGAAGCACAAAATACCGAAAACAACGATGGCGCACGGCTGGTTGCAAGTGCTATCGTCGGTCTTGACTACCGTACAATATTTGTCAACGATAAGTCTTACATCATTGAGCCACCCACAATCGCAAAGATAGCCGGGGCGACATTCTGGCTGCGCGACATGGGCGACGGAAAGACGCTGCGCGAAATCATCATGTCGCTGTCAAAAAGCGAAAATCTTACAAGGGCGTTATCGTGGTTCATTCAGGGCAATGAAGACCTCAGTGAAGAATTGACAAAAGGCACTATGGACGAAATCGTAAATGGGATTGAAGTCGCCTTTTCCATGATTGAAGCCCAAAATTTTATGAAGCTATCAGCTTTACAGAGGAGCGCAAGTCTGCTGGTAGCAAAACCGAAATGATTGGCAACGAGTGTATGCTCGGCCAAATCGCGTCTTTTATGGAAGCTCTCTGCCTCACCTACGATGAGGTTGTCTATAAAATTCCTTACCGCAATCTGCTTGTCATGCAGAAAGACAAGATACATCCGTGTACCGGAACTATCATAAGCAAGACAACAGGTAAAGACATGGCTTCGCGCCGCCGCCAGAATAAGCGTGGCGGTTAAGCCATCGACCTTTCCAACGCAAGCATGTCATCCTGCGTCATAAACGTGGATAGATAACGATAATCAACTTGGAAATTAGCCGGCAGTAAGTCGGCTAATTCTGTCTTATAGTATTCAATCCATTCATTAGGGTTCATGCAGAGCGAAAGGTTCGCCATCAGCTCCGATATTATCGCGTTATCCTTTCCGCTTGGGAAGCGAAGCATACGCTCAAGAGTGCGCTTCATCAATTCCGTGGCGTTGTTTGCACGATTGGATAAGGTATTGACCACATCCTGCAAATCATTCAGGCTGGATGCAGTAAAGATTCCGCGCCGGCACTTGACCATCGCCACAAATTCATTCTCAAAGGGCGTATTGGGTGTGAACGAAGAAACAAACAGGTCGCCGAACTGAACGCCGAGCGCATCCGCGACTTTCACAAGTGCGTTTACGGAAAGACTTCTACCGCTAAGAATGTTGGATATGTGTTGCGGAAGCACTCCCATCTTATCAGCAAGTGCCTTATTCGTCATCCCTTTCTGGGCCAAAATTTCACGTATGCGTAGTTTGATATTCTTTCTGCTCATTGCCTGTTTCGTAATTCCATTGCAAAGGTAACAATTCCAAATCAAAACTAAACAATATTAGTGTATTAAATAATGTTAAATACTTATTTCAATCAGTATTTAATTTTGTAGATACATTATTATTGTTTACCTTTGCGGTGTAAATCCTTATCAAGATATGGCGAGATATGCACTGCGAAATCAAGACAAGATAGCCGACAAACTCGGCAAGGCACGGCTTGATATGCTACTGGCGACAATCAAGAGCGACAACGCCCATCCGGTTGAAGTCGGTATGCAGGGTGGCTACAAAATCCTTGAGTTCACGGATGCCACATTCAGCAAGGCGAAGCATTTGTTTGCGGTTGTCGGTGGAATGTATGACGTAGTGCAGTTGGCGTACATATCAAGTTCGGGATTAAAATGAAAAGAGTAAACCAATGAAAAGAGAAATCTTAAATTGCCTGACCTACATGGCAAACCGGGCGGCAGAAACCGTGGCCTACGGCGATTGCTGGGGCGCAAAATTCTGTCAAAAGGAAGTCAAGGAAGCCCACGACAAGATGGTTGAGGAGCTTCGCAAGCACATCGACTGGAGCAATCTTACCGTTGACGACTGCAAGGAACTGCGCTTCAATCTGTGGTCTGACAAGCTACCGATATGGCTAATCCCGATATGGCTGCTTGATGTAATCCCCGCCGGCACGGAACTGACGAGCATCAGTGGCGAAAAGGTTGTCTTCAACACCAAAGAAGACATCGACATAGACACGCGCTGCGGCTGTCTTACATACGGAATCTACCCTAAAGCCGCAAGCAATGAAGCCTAGTGACATCCTGTTTAGGGCAAAGCTGTTGAATAATGACTACCGTCACGGCGAGCCTGTCCCCAAAGGTACATGGTTTACCGGATGGTATTATCAGCTTCAACTTGCTACGGAAGCACAGCATCGCCTCGTTCTACCACGCGAGAAAGGCTTTCAGGGTCAATCCGAGATGGATATAGACCCCGATACCCTTTGCCAGTTCACGGGCCTGCACGACGCAAACGGAACGCCAATATTTGAGGGCGACATCTTCACAGTCAATGGTCATTATCCCAAGAAGATAGAATTTAGACCAGAACACGCCGCGTTCTGCATGGCGAATCTTGATGAGCTTGATAAGCCATACCTTGAGCCGTGGCAACGGATACGTCCTGATTGGTGGAACGACTATAAGCGCGAGATTCGTATCATCGGCAACGTCTTCGATAATCCCGAACTACTGAAACAACAATCTTAATAAACCGACAACATGTTACCAAAACAAGAAATCCTATTGTCGCCCATTCAGCAGGTAAGGCTGGAACTCTACCGCGAGCTTGGCGACGAAGCAAAAGAAGCGTTTGACTTCATTATCGGCAATGATGCCGCTTGTGGAGTCGCAGCCCCGGAAAGCGTTGCGCCCGCAAATCCCTATAAGGATGCGGATGGTGTTTACATCATCTACAAAGATGGCTCGTATGAGCTGTTTACCGGGCATAATGGCAAGGAAAACGTCAAGTATGTAGGCTTAATCTACAATGGCCGTCATATCGCTGTCGCGCTTAACAATCTCGGTGGCGAAGATAAAGAATATCAGTTCTTGAAAGACGGAGCAAGCGCACCGGTAGAATCGGTTTACTACACACGTCAGATGGGCATCTGCGCCTTTGAAGACTTCGCCGGTAAAGCCAACACCGAACACATCAAGAATGAATACGACTCGGAAATCCCGTTCGACTTGCTTGAGAATGGCGAATATATCCCGGCTATGGGCGAATGGGGTTTACTGATGATGTTCGCTTCGCGCATCAATGAAGCACTTGTGTACGTCGGTGGAACGCCCTTAAAGGGTTGGCTTTGGTCATCCACCGAGAACAGTCAGTACTACGCTTGGTACGTCTACTTCAATGATGGCGACACCAGCTACCTCAACAAGTGCAACAGTAACTCGGTGAGGGCGGTCGCCGCATTTTAATTGTGTACGTGGGCAGTCGTTTTCGACTGCCCACCTAACGGAAACTAAATCTATAAGCGATGACCGCCTTTGAACAAATAATATACAACATCGTAAAGGAACTGCAAGACAAGTGCGTGGCCGAACACCGCGCACCTGTCTGCGTATCTATGCACGAAATCAACAAGGCTTTAATGGAACATGCTAAAACCGCGTTGAATGGCTTTGTCACGGATGGAACAATGACGTGGCATCAGAATCTTAACAAAATCCCGATGTTTACAATCCAAAATCCAAAAGACTAATGGCTTTCCTCGGCAAATGTGCTATTCACGCAAGCAATCCCCGGATATGGCGTAAGCTGATAAACTTCGGCTTACACCTCAATCCGTGCGGAACTACGATGATTGCAAGGAGCAAGAAAAATCACATCTGCACCGTAGTGCAAAACGGCTCTTTCTTCAATGCTACGGAAGACGAAATTAGCGAGGGCGTACACGATTGCGAGGATAACGATGAATTATTCTTTGCGCTTGCAGCCCTGCGCGATGATAGCGACATCAATCAGTGGTTTATCTATGACAATCGGGCGTGGAATGATGATAATCCTGTCCGGTGTTGGTTCATCTGCAAGCAAGAAAGCATTGAAGATGATATGTGCTACGATTGCATGTTTACGGATTGCGAAAAAGCCACGGAACGCGAGCTTATACTACACTTCAACGGCGATGATGATGACGAAATCGTACTAAATCAGCAATGACATGAAACCCATCGTAAAAAGATTAGCCACCGCCTACGCCGACGGAATGGCGCAGTTTGAACACCATCGCCTTTACTGCATCGATGACTTCGCCGCCGGCATGGAGGCATGGGCAGAAATCAAGCGTGACAAGAACGGCTTCGCTACGGAAGATTGCCTTGATGAAATGTTCGCCTACATGCCTTTCGTAATCTACGATAGCCGCGACAACGACATTGAAGCGGTTTGTCAGGATGACTGGCGCGGCGACATTGAGAAGCATACATATTACACCCATTGGAAACCAATTATAACACCAATAACGAAATGAAGACAAAGCTATTCATGGCCGCGATACTGACGCTTATTCTTGAGTCATGCACATCATCGGCTACACACGAAGACTGGCAGAAGATGCAAGACAAGGAATGTGCGTCACGCATCACAAAGTTCAACTACGAGGGGCATAGCTATCTGCTTTACCGATATGGCAAAGAGGGTGTTGGAATAACCCACGACGCGAATTGCCAATGCTATCGCATCCCGGATTCAGACTATTAACAACCCACACAACGAATATCGGAATGAAAACAAAGACAATCCTTAAAGTCGTGGCGGTCATCGCCCTGCTTTTTATCGGCAATCGCTTCTACAACCACGTTACCGCATGGGGTGGAATCGGCATCATGGTGCTGGCTCTGCTTCTGGCGGTTTACTTCATATTCAAACCAATCAACAATAACAAGACAACGATATGAAAGAGAAACAATACATCACTTACGAACAAGCAACCGCCATAGCTCAAACCGGCTTATGGGATTGCGAAGATGCCGATGCAGTATATTTTGACTGCGAGGAACGTAACAAACACGCCGTACCGTCAACCATAGAAGAAATAGACAAGCTCTTTGAAGGCGATAAGGTGGAAATAATTGTCTGCCCTCGCTTCACGCTTGCAGAGGCTATCGACTGGCTGCGCGATTACGCCGGCATCCACGTTCAGATAAACAACGTGAAACGCAAACAGTGGTCATACGACCTTGTTGACATCAACAGATTGGAGAATGAAGACGGTACACCATACAACTTCGTACCGGAACGCGAAACCACACCCATCTTCAATACCTATGAAGAAGCCGTATCGGATGCCATCGACAAGGCGGTGGAAATCTACACGCCCACAGAAGAAGAGCTGAACATGGATGACGGTCAATTCCCTACGATGTCAGAAGAAGAATACAACAAGCTCCGCGATGAAATCGAAAATTCGGACATGTATGACGGTCGCGGAAAATACGACGTGTACGAATGTGAGGGCTGCGACCATCATCTTATCACGACCTATGCAGTCAAAGGCGTAACCCCGTTTGTCGTCACTTGCCCCAAATGCGGAAAGGGAATGTTGCACGTCCGAACCCTCAAAGCCGCATCCGCTGGCGAGAATGTCATCAAGTGGATACGCCCTACCTATGAGCAGTATTGCAAGCTGTCATACGGCTATCGTGACCATATCGGCAATGGCGGTCTAATCTTGGAAACAGTCATCAAAAACGACTAAATCATGGATAAGAAAACAGCAGAAAAGGCAAGCAAGCTCCTTAAAACACTGGAGCGTCTTGAAGAAATCCGGCAAGCCACGGAAGAAAGTAAATCGCATTGGTGGTCATTTCTTACGCCAGACGTAAAACGGCTCACTGATAACGATGGGTTGATGATGCCAGAAATCCTGCGCAACGAGTTTAAGAAAGCCGTGGAAAGGGCTATCGAAAAGACTAAAGTCAAACTTGACAAGCTCTGAACCATGACGAATCTATCCATGCGATTGCAGGCTGCGATGGCGCAAGACGAGAAACTATGGAAGCAGATTAGGCTTCTGCAAGCCACAGAAGAATTTGAGGCTGCGCTATGACGCTACGCTTCATTGATGGATGAAATCAACGGCAGAGAGGATGGCGAAACCTTGAAGCTGATTGTGAAAGTCCTGAAAGAGGATGTGGGGCTTCCTATTCACAACATCCCGTCGGAATTTCATACAGAGGAGCTACAAAATGCGTTGGCGCAGTTGCAAGAAGCCATTCAGCAAAGGTTTGAAATCCACGAAGACGAGATTGTATTCCTTCAGAAGCAAGTCGAAACTTTCAAAAAGGCAATCAGAAAACAGAACAAGCAAAACTACCACATATTAAAAACCATAGGCAGACCAATCCCCGGCCATCAGCATCAGTCGGCATGGAATAGAACAAGGTCTAACCCCAAATTAAGATAAAGATATGTTGGAACTACGAGAATACCAAGACGAAATATCATCAAAGGCGGCGCAGTTGCTTGAGCAGTACAAGATGTGCTACCTCGCAATGGAATGTCGCACCGGCAAGACGCTGACCGCACTGGCTACGGCGTTGAAATATGGCGCAAAATCCGTACTTGTCTTATCAACTGTTAGAGCCCTACGAAGTATCTATGCAGATTATAACATGATGCGTCCTACTTTTACAATGGATGCCATCAACTATGAATCGGCTCAGAAGTGCCTCGGAAAACACTATGACCTTGTTATCCTTGATGAAGCGCATCGGCTCGGCTCATTTCCCAAACCCAGCCAGCGCACAAAATTAGTCAAGATGCTATGCAAGGGATTGCCGATTATCTACCTTTCAGGTACGCCAACCCCAGAATCATTCTCGCAGTTGTATCATCAGTTTTGGGTAAGTTCATTCTCACCATTCAACCTATTCACTACTTTCTATAAATGGGCGAAAGTATATGTGGAGCCGGGATTGAAGAAAGTGGGGGGGCATGTTCTGAATGACTACTCCAATGCGCGAAAGGATAAGATTGATGCAGTGACTAAAAAACTGTTTATCGACTTTTCTCAGGAAGAGGCGGGATTTGATGCTAAGATAGAGGAATACACATTGACAGTACCAATGTCTAAATGGACTGAAAACGCATTGAGCCACCTCAAGAAGAAAAGAATCCTTTCGTGGGATGATGTCAATATCTTGGGGGATACCCCGGCAAAGCTGATGTCTAAGCTGCACCAGTTGTCATCCGGCAGCGTGATTGACGAGTGCGGAACGCATATAATCACCGACTATTCAAAGGCAAAATACATCCGTGATTACTTTGCCGGTAAGAAAATCGCCATATTCTACGTCTATAAGACGGAGTTAGACCTGTTGAAAAAGGCATTTCCGCTATGGACTGACGTGCCGGAAGTGTTTCAGCGGCATGAGGGCAATGATATGGTTTATCTGGGTCAGGTGCGGAGCGCAAGGGAGGGTGTCCGTCTTGATACTGCTGACGCACTCATCTTCTATAACCTTGAGTACTCCTATCTTTCCTATGAACAAGGCAGGAATCGTCTGTCATCCAAAGAAAGGATTACCCCGGCACAAGTGTATTTCATCTGTTCTGACTGCGGAATAGAGCAGGATATTCTTGAAGCAGTCCACGGTAAAAATGATTTTACATATTCGTATTATAAAGCCAAAAGTAAAAATAGACTATTTTGATTATATGGTTTGCTATAAGAATACATCCAGTTACAATCTGCCTAATGAAGAATGGCTTGATATTTGCGGATATGAGGGCTTATATCAAGTTAGCAATTTAGGTAGGATAAAGTCTTTGGGTCATCTAATACCGACAAAAGGAGGTGTGTATAGAAAATCCAAAACAAGAATATTAAGGCAGAAGTTAAAGAAGAATGGGTATTTGGAAGTAATGCTATCCAAGAATGGTCAAAAGAGAATATTCTTAATACATAGGCTCGTTGCTTTTGCCTTTTTAGGCAAACCTCAAGGAAATAGAAATGTAGTCAATCATAAAGATGAATGTCCTCGCAATAACACGATATGGAATTTAGAGTGGGTATCGACAAAAGAAAATGTCAATTATGGAACAGGACTACTACGAACAAGATTGCATTTGATGAATCATCCGAATACATCACGACCTGTTATAGCAACATCGCTTAGAAATGGAGATATGTTTAGATTCCCCAGCGTGTCAGAAGCCGCAAGATTCTTAGGATGTAGCCCACTGCGGATTTCATATCTATGCAGAGGAAAAGGAAGATATAATGATAATGAATATAGTTGGAAATATGAATCTTGAAAGCAAAATACAGAATAAGATAATCAAAAGATACAAAGCAATGGGCTATTTGGTTGTAAAAATTAGCCTATGTAATCTTAATGGTTTCCCTGACCTTATGCTCCTCAAGGATGGCAAAGCATCATTCGTAGAAGTCAAACGACCCGGACAAAAGCCACGACCACTACAAGAATACAGGCTCAAGGAGCTGCGCGATGCCGGCTTCGACGCTTTTGTACTGACGGAATAGACATACTCTTTTCATAAATTGATGGATGGCTGTCATCGTGAGATGGTGGCCTATCCGTTTACAAAAGAAATGCGCCACGGTGGAATAGACCACTATGGCGCAATCTTTATCGCTATTGGTAGCGATTATTATCTACAAGATATGAAATCGTCAGGCGCGATAAATCCTTTTGCTTCCATGATTCCAATAGCTACTTCGGCATCTATTTCCGAGCAATCATACGCTATACTGATACAACCCTCGGATACATAGCCAATAGTCGGCAAGAACTCACCAAACCCCTAAAGACAATATGCGAGGCAAACACCTGCAACGCGCTGTCGGCCTTTACCCATTGTCGGATGGCTTTATCATAAGCCTTACGCATTTCCTTGTCTTTCATAACCTATTATTCAATTCTGATATAGACGCGATACCAGCTATATTCGCGGTCAAAGGCATCCGTGAACGTAATCGGGTCTTCTGAGTCGGCTTCACATACCGGCTCAATGGTGTACTGGGCAACATTGGCTTCAAGGGATTTATCGCCGCACACAAACGTTACTGTTTCCGTCTTCTTTGGTTTAAGTGCCTTCGTACCGAAAAGCGCAAGGTTATCATTGGTCAGATTAAAGAAAACCGAGTCAGCTTCGCCATCCTGCAACTGATTGATGAAATCGCTGCATAAGGGGATTGTCATGTGTGTTCCGTCACGTGTGATAGGCGGCACGTCCACACATTCAGGCAGATTGTCTTCCGTAATGTCCGGCAAGTCAAAGATGCCCAGTTTGCCCTTGACATTAAGAATAGGCTCTTTGAATAGCTTCACATCGCGCATGACCCATTTATATTCCGCGCCGTGGCCCTCTTGCGCCCAGATTGAGAAATTCTCTTCTTCGCACCGGTCTATGGTCGCCACGCCTACGATGGCAGACGTTGGCATATCTGCGATTGCCGGGATTATTCCCATATTCTGCGCGTTTTCTATTGGGTTCGCCCATACCAGCGGCATGGTGTTTTCGTCGATGTTGTGCTTCCGTGCGCCAACATGAATAAGAACGCGCATAGGTGTTGACTTCAACGCCCATTTGCGGTTTTCCACATCCTTGATACCGGCACATATCAAAGACCCCCACGGCTGCTGAATTGAAAATGCTTTCATTGTTTGTTGTTTATTTTATTGAAAATTTGGACTGCTTTTATCCTTCCATTTCCGTAAGGCTTACTTTGTTGACATAGATTTGTATTCAATGGCGGTTGAAATACTGCCAAAAAGTCATTTTCATCTGGCTCATCCTTAGAATTGATTTCTGAAAGTGAATATATAGAAAAATCATCATTCTTCTTAAAAGCTGATGCCAACTTAGGGAGATAGTTATCTTTCACTTTCCCAAGTTTTGTTTTGCAATGAAATTGCATCCGTTGATAACCCACATTACTTTTACCTATATAGTAAGAGCCATCACCAAACACAATCATATAAACCAAGTAGAACCTATCACGCAAGCATCTGGGCGATTTATACATGACAGTGATGTTTCCGTCCTTACACTCTATCAATTTCTTTAACGATGAACAATCCATTGACCTATCTATGATTTTGGTGAATCATCATTTGCCACCACGGTAGGATTTAACCTGTATGTAGTTCCGCAGTTTGGGCAGGTAAAAGTGTTGGTATATTCTTGGCAGACAAGAACACCTACCGGCACACCTATTATATCCGCAATCTCTTGAAGCGTAGCCAATGTTGGATTCCCATTTATGATTTGGGATGCTGCGCTTTGAGTAATGCCTTTCTGACCATTCCTTCCGGTCATTTGCGAGGCAAGACGTTCAACAGTCCATCCTCGCTCCTTCATTACGATTCTTATAAAATTATTTGCCATAAGTTTTAACTGTATGTTTAGATGGTGCAAAATTAGTAAAAAATATTCAAACTACAAAATAAAATATTAGACATAACGAATAATTTTGCTTAAATGTTAATTTATACCTTAAAATTACCCCTATTTGTTAATAGTTGTTAAATGATTAGATAAAACTAATAAAATATTTGATAGTATAAGATAAAACTTATAACTTTGCATCGTGATTAAGAAAGACAGTTATTCACCCTGTAATAATAAGGAGTATGAAGACAACAAGAAATAACCTGAAAGAAATCATGTCGATGGCATGGGCGTTTGTGAAGCGCAACGGCTTCACTATGGGCGAGGCACTTAAAGTCGCATGGCGCAACTACAAGCTGAAAAACGCTATGCACGGCAAAATCGTAAAGTTCTACTTTCAAAAGGTAGATGGCACTTTGCGCGAGGCTTACGGCACATTAAAGGAGAATCTCCTGCCGGCTACACAAGGCACTGGCAGACGTGCCAACGACACAGTGCAAACGTACTTCGACACCGAAAAAGGAGAATGGAGATGCTTTAAGAAAGCAAACCTCGTGCGCATCGCTAACGCATAAGACATCAAACCGGGGATGCTGTCAGCCACGGCATCCCCAGCCCCAAACATCAAACGTAATCAATAACACCAATAAGACAATGAAAATAATCGCTAACATCTTCTATGTAGGCCAAATCGTATTCTCAGCCGCCCTCGCTTTATGGGCGTTATACATGGCACTACGCGGCCTCTTTACCGGCGGGCCACTGTTCGTAACTATCTGCTTCGCCGTAATGACATGCACAACCTATTGCCTCATGTACGTGCCAAGTGTGCGCGAATACAAGGAGCATAAGGCAAGCCACAACAAAAAGACACAGACAGAGCAAAATGACTGAACCGCAGACCGACATACAGCAAGACGTTGACCGCGTGGAAATCAGCGACACCCTTATTGACTTGATTGTCGATAAGATGGTCGATGAAATGAATAAGCGGATAGCCAATATTCAGCCAAGCGATGACCCCTCGGCTGAATACGGCGAATACTGGACAAGCGGAAGCTATGATAGCGATGACTATTTAGAACTGGACGAGCCGAATGATGAATACGGCATATCATACAAGTTTGAGCTATCGTGGGAATACCGCGAGTGGACTGAATATTGGACTGACCCGGTATGCTACCCATCGTTTGACGAAATGCGGAATGAAACCGGCTACGTCTATGACATAGAAATCGACACCCCGGATGGCGATGCAGTCAAGCAAAGCATCTGCGACGCTATCGCAAAGAAAGTAAACGAAATAATCAAGTAAACATGAGCTTATACAACCTTATAAATGGCGTTAATCCCGCCACGTTTTTCATCTTGCCAATGCTCGGCAAGCACCCGGATGAATATCCCAGATTCAGGGATTGCTTCGTAGGGGAAGAAGATACCATCGTCGTACTTACCCGCGTAGGCGGCGCAAACCGCAACACAGGCTATGGCGAAGACAAGATAATGGGACACCCCAATTTCATCAAGACTTACGATGATGATTTTGATAACACCTACGGCTATTACGTCTATTCAGTGCCTGACCGCTGGCGCGAAGACTACAACAAAATCATCAATGGCAAAACGCTATTCGTATCGGAAGAATACTTTAACGAGATGCTGCGCGTATGGCCTAACCTTGAAGACAAACTGCGGAACATGTTTCATCGCCCCAAAACCGAAGAGAAATGACGAAGCGTAAATCATCTGCGGAAGCTGCTGCGGATTATGCCGCAAAGGACTACTATATCGCACAGCGTACCGACCTACTGAAATCCGCGTTTAACGCCGGCGCATCGTGGCTATTCAATAATCAATGGCACGACGTGTACGAAGAAGCACCGCCCAAATCCGGGCAATATCTCGTCATCTACCTTATGGATAAGGGCGAGAATGAACCGCCGGAAAAGCGATACGTTCAGGTGTTCGACATCCTTGTGTATTTCAAGGATAATGAAGACGAGGGCTTATTGCCGTGGGGATTAGAAGATGAATTTGAATACCTCGCAAACGCCATAACACATTGGGCGTTCATCCCCAAAACGCCACCTATAACAACGCTGGAGGATGGGCTTTATTTAGGCGAAGCAAAGCCTTACAATCCCGAAATGCACCGGCGTGATTACAATAACCTACCAGAAGAATATCAGAAATGAAACCTATAAAATTTACATGGACGCAGACCCGTGACCCGCATTTGGCATCATTGGTCAAGACAGACCCGGAATTTGCGGAACGAGTCAGAAAGTCAATAACCAACCTTGAGAATTGGCTTGAAAAATGTGCCGACAAAGGCAACTGGGATGAAATTGAAATGTCAATCCCTTGCAATCAGTTTGTCAACAATGACATCTTGATAAATGATGTCGGGAATGAAGACCGCATGTTTCTTTTCGTGGTACTGAATAGCAAACCAATAGAAGAAATTATGAACAGCGTAGTCACGGAACATTATACGCATCTTGTCTATCTTGACTTGATGGACTCAATCAAAGGATAGATGGCACGACTGGATGAAGAAAGGCAAAAAGCGTTAGAGCCGGAACGCATACGCCACGCAATCAAGAAAATCACCGCCCTCGGCTATGAAATAACCGCGCAGGATAACACATCTATAAAGTTTATCCACAACGGCAAGACCGTGACATTTTACCCTTATAGCGGATGGGCGACCGGCGCAAGCATCAAAGATGGTAGAGGCTTGAAACATCTGCTATCATCACTGAAATCAAATCATCAACCAAATAAATAATTGCACTATGGCAGAAACAACCAACAAGAGTGCGGAAGTCGAAATCATCGGCGCAGCCGCAGAATCGTCAGAAAGCGAAATCGCACGTCTGACCGCAGAAAACAAAGAGCTGAAAGCTCGCGTAGAAACCCTTACACGCGACCGCGACCAGTATCTCAAGTGGTGGGGCGAAAGCAACTCGGAAAAGAACCGTCTGCTCAACGTCACAAAGTCACTTGTCGCATACAGCGGCCTCATCTAATCATCCCACTGTCGCCCGGTTGTATGTTGAAGCCGTGCAGCCGGGCGACCATTTAAATCCAAAATCAACTTAATCAAAGACCAGATATGAAAGCAAAAGAAATCATCGACAAGGAAGATAGAATGATGGCAAACATCCGCGAGCTTATCCCTAAAATTGTGGGCATACGCCTTGAAGCCCAGAAAGCTGCATCGTGGATAAATAAGTATGACGCGGAACTTGCCACCGCATCAGAAGAAATGTCGGAAGCAATCGATGCCCTTTATCGTGCGGAAACCGCAATGGGCAATGCGCATCAGTATCTTCTTGTGTCGCAATCTACCATTAAGCACGGTCTTGATGCGGAAGCGTAGCCGTTTATCATGGCCATGTGGAAAGAATTTACTATCTTTGCACCGCCATTCAAAGCTGGGAAGCTGACGGATGGCACTCAATAGGTCTTCATACTTTTTGTTGACTTATTGGGTTATTGATTACACCGTGACCCCGGAAGCATCCACTACCGGGGTCACACTTTTTTGCTCAAGCGGATGCCGGCGACCTACTACACACAGGTCAATAAATCGCCATAGCCACGTCAAGACCATCAAGAGGCTAAATCCATCATCGCAACATCAGAAACGCGCCAGACGCGCCCAATAAGGCTTAAAGCGTTTACTATTATCGCTATCAAGACCACATAAAAGCAAACCCTTTTATTATTATAATAAGGTGTAATCAATGTAAAAGCATCTGCAATTACTAATAAATGTTAAATATAAGTGTTTGCTTTAATTTTTAGGTCAAAAAATTTGGTGGATAAAAGTAAAAGCATTAACTTTGCATCGTAATCAATAACCACAATAAGTTAAACCCCTTAAACCCCAAACGTTATGAAGACTCTTAACGACGAAATCAACGAAATCAAGGCTGCTAACACCAGCAAGAACTCAAAGAAAGCCGCCCTTGCCAAACTGGGCATCACACCCTACGAAATCGACATCATACTTGAGGGCGTTGAGTGCGCCACCCGTGGCCGTTTTACATTTGGCGTTGAGATAGAGTGCTTCGTCAATAGTGGCGCAATCAGAACAGCCGCAGAACACACCGGCATGGCCTACGAATACGAGGGCTACAACCACCGCGACGGTCACGACTACTTCAAGTTTACCACTGACGCATCAGTGCGCGGCATGGCTGACCCCATCGAGTGCGTGTCACCGGTGCTTGCAGGCGTGAACGGCAAGAACACCCTTAAAAACGCCGTCAAGACGCTTAACACCGCCGGCGCAAACGTCAATCAAACATGCGGTCTGCATGTGCATATCGGTGCATCTAAACTGACCGCAAAGCAATACTGCAACGTGTTTGTAAACTACGCCTACCTTGAGGCCGTCATAGATACCTTTATGGCCCGCTCGCGTCGCGCTGACAACGCCGGATACGCTCACACGCTGCAAGACCACATCTTCTATCTTGAAAGTGCCGTGACGGTTGAAGACATACGACGTGCCCTCTGCAACGACCGCTACCACAAAGTCAATGCCGAAAGCTACCGCCGTCACAAGACCATCGAGTTTAGACAGCACGCCGGCACGACCAACTACGAAAAAATCATCAACTGGGTTAGCTTCTGCGGAAAGCTCGTCATCTGGTCAAAGAAAAACCGACTGACCGCCCCGGTAGCAAGCATCGACGAGATACCATTTCTCAACGCAGAGGAGAAGTCATTCTTTAAGGCACGTGCAAGCCACTTTGCAAGCCTTTAAGACATCAATCAGGGTCAGGGGTTGAAACATACCCCTGACACCGATTAAAACCCCTACAAGCATTTCTAAACATCAAAATAAAGAATATCATTATGTGCGTCATCATAGTAAAGCCGGCAGGCGTTAAAATGCCAGAAAACGACATCATCAAGGCAGCCTACAAAGCAAATCCCCACGGTTGCGGTTTCATATCCCCATCAACCTTTTATAAGGGGATGAGCTTCGATAGTTTCAAAAGACAACTGAAAAAGGTATCAGATGAAGAGCCTTGCATCATACATTTTCGCCTTGCGACACATGGCTCAATCAAGCGAGCCAACTGTCACCCCTTTAATCGTGGCGATGTATGGTTCGCACACAACGGAATACTAAGCATCATACCGCAGGGGGATATGACCGATAGCGAAACCGCTTTTCAGAATATCATCTACCCGGCTATTGAGAAATTTGGCTATGGGTCTATGCAGATGGATAGAGCCGTTTCAAAGGTCATTGGCTATTCAAAATTTGCCTTTTTGCAAGGCGATAAACTGAAAATGTATGGCGAGTTCATCAAGCAAGATGATGGATGCTATTATTCAAACTTGCGCTTTATGCCTTATGTGGGCTGGGTACGGAATAGCCGTCACCGGTCTTACGCAATGGGTTATTGATTACATAAAAGTCATGGGGTTTAACCTATGCTTCGCCCTGACATTGGGCGAAATTACGACTACTTTTCAAAGGTAGCGATTAAGCGAGGTAACATTTGGGTTACTTCGCTTTTCTTTTGCGTCTTTTGCAGTATGCTAACGATATACGATACCGCAAACGAGATACGTTTTCAGACACCCATCAATAAAGGCTCTAAAAGGGTCGTAGAGTTGATGGGGTCTGATTATGTTTTGCTTAAATTCAGCGTTAGCAAGCCTATTTACTTTCAGTTGGGCGATTGGTGCGATGTGCCGGGTTTTGGCCGCTTTGAATTGGTTGAGTTGTATAATCCCACTTACAACAAATCAACCGGGGGCTATGATTATGAATTAGAACTTGAAGCCTATTATTGTAAATGGCGAAATAAGATTTTCAAGTACACCCCTGAAACCGGTGGTCGCGAGGCTTCGTGGAGTCTTACTGCAACCCTTGATGTGCATTTAGGCGTATTTGTGCGCAATCTTAAAGCATTAGGATATAAGTACAACGAGCAGGAGTTTATCTTTTCAATAGATAGCACGGTCACGCAGTCAGCAAAACTTCTGACCTACAACAATACGGATATGATAACCGCCCTTAATATGATGGCGGAAGCGTGGGAGTGTGAATGGTGGATTGAAGACCATGTGATTTATTTTGGCAGATGTGAAATTGGCACACCGATTGACTTTGAGCAAGGCGTGAATGTGGCTGACATATCAAGTTCAGGCAATAAGAATGTTTACGCCACCAGAATCTATGCTTTTGGCTCAACGCGGAATATTCCCGTAAACTATCGCCCCGTTGATGAAACCGTGGTTGTCAATGGCATCGTGCAGAAACGACTTATGCTCCCTGTCGGAACTCCCTATGTGGATGCTTATCCCAATATGCCGACTGAGGCAGCAGTGGAGCAGGTGGTGGTCTTTGATGACATATATCCACGGACTGACGGAACGATTGACTCTGTAAGCACATATACCGATACTGTCACAAACGATGATGGTACGACAAACACGGAAACATTCTATCGATTCAAGGATAACCATATTCAGTTTTCGCAGGATTACATTCTTGAGAATGAGGAACTTCACATCATTTTTCAGTCTGGTAAATTGAACGGATTGGATTTTGGCGTGATGTTTAATCCCCTCGGAGTGTCTGAAAAATTATCAGATGGTTCTTGGAATCCTGATGCGCAACTTTGGGAGATTGTGGCAAATGAAGATTACGGAAGAAAGCTCCCCGATACGGTTCTATTGCCACAAGTTGGTGATAAATACGTCCTTTATGGATGGGATGCCACTAAAATAGCGTCATTGGGACTTATTGAAGATGCCGAGCAGGAACTACTTAAACGTACTGAGGAATATATAGCGAAAACGAAAGTTGACCCCAATAGCTATCCTTGTACGATGATGTCGGATTGGATGAAAGAGCAAGGAGAAACACCTACCGGCTATTATTTCCCATTTGGTCTTGGCGACTGTGTGAATCTGATTAGTGATGCTTACTTCGTTAATGGAAGCAGACAATCTCGCATTGTGGGGTATGAATGTCAGCTTGATTATCCTTATGACTCGCCCATAATCACAGTAGGTGAAACCCCTTCTATATCACGATTAGGCGCGTTGGAAGATACCATTGAATCATTGACCTTGAAAGGACAGACTTTTGTAGGTGGAGGTAATGGTGGAGGTGGAAGCACGGTGTATCTGATTACAACAAACGACACAACGACTCCAACCAATCGCAATGCCTTTTCTTCGCTTCGTTCATTGAAGGAATTTCTTAGTAAGACGAAAGCTGACCGTACACCATATCCCTTGAATGTCGGTGGAAAGCTGACAGGAGAGAAAGGTGTGCAGTTCGGTGATAGTTTTGCGGATGGTCTTACGGGCTTTGGTGGAATGGTAGATGAAGATGGCAATGGCTGGCTTGAAAGTCTTTCTCTTCGCAGATTCCTTGAGGTTCCTGAACTACGCTATAACCGTGTTGAGATTCAGATTGGCAACAAGTGGAACGCTCCCGGTGGTGGTATCGTAGAACAGTGCATACCTGACCTTGATTCAGATGGCAATCCATTGATGACCGGTACTGTCATTCTTCATCTTGAGGATGGAGAAATCGGTACTGTTGCGATTGATGACATCTGCATGGGTATTTTCCACGACGGATATACACAATCAAACAACTCAACGGCAGACTATGATGATTCCATTGGAAATTTTCATTTTGCCGGCTTCTATACTGCATATTTCAGAATCACCGACATTTTAGAAACTGGTCGCAATAGCAAATTTCGCTATATGCTCCGTGCGGTGTCGGATAGATGGAAGATGAAGTTTCATCCTTGTGAGGCTATGCACTTTGTAGGTTATGGAAACTTCACCGATACCAACCGTCAGACATCCCGATATTCTACCCGGACTTATGAACGCTATCTTAAAGGCGTGAATGATTGGGAATTTACCGCCAACAATATCGGTGCGCAGTTTGGTGACTTGAGTAATCTCTCCGTATTCGGATTGTTTATGACCGGTTATTCTGCATATCTGAATAACATCTATATGACTGGTGTCATAGAACAAACTCAAGTGCTTCCCATCCGAATGGAAATTACGACAAATGGTGACGGCTTCCTTGCTTATGGCGAATCAATGGAAGTAACGTGTCGGGTCTATCAAGGGTGGAAAGAAATAACCGACCAGATAACCGATTGGACTATTACACGCGATAGCGGTGAGGCTGTGAATGATGCTGCTTGGCAGCTTAAACAAAAGGTAAAGGATTTTGACGGAACAATAACCCTTACATACACAGATACAGATAACGACCTCGGTACAAATCCGAACTCAATCAGCACCTTATTCACGATGGTTGCAAAAATTGACGGGGATGATGTGGCGCAGGCTCAACTAATAGCAGCACCATAATGGAAATATCAAAAAAAAGAATAAGAATAGACTATGCACCTCTTAACGTGGCTGTTTCGGTGGTCAACATCACCCCTAACAGTCCGGTGGTGCAAGTATATAATGGCTTTACAAATCAGTATGAGCCTAATCGCGCACTTTCACCAACAGTGATTCTTCCTCAAGTAGTGGCAAGTGCCGCAGATAATAGTTGGGGCGACCCACATTCAAATCACGCTCTTGCTGATATGAAGTGGTTTGCCAATGGTGAAGACATTTCCACGCTTCCTGAATGGGAAAATCTTTATTCTATCAATCAGACCGGCTCACTACGTGGTGCGCTTTCAGTAATGCGCAACTTCTCACCGGGTGAACAGGTATCATTGCATTTTGAGGGAGTCCTTGCAGACAATCGATTAGGCGTTAACATTCCTATCAAGACCGAGCCTATTGTGTTATCATGCTCTGACAAGTCGCATAATATGTATTCACTTGGCATAGGTGACGATATGATTATCCAATACAATCCTTTCAAGGATAAGCTTTTCCTCTATGAATATAAGACATCCCACGGATTGCAGACAGCATCATCATCAGCGCAGACAGCCGCAACGGATGAAAACGCCTATAACCGCGTTATCCCGGTATCCTTATACAGTGGTGATAAAGTCATAACAACAGGATATAACATAAAATTATTCCGAGTGAATACCGCTACATCATTCACTGAATTGACCGCAGGAGAAGATGAAGTAATCGCTATTGCACCCACTCAGATAACATTAGACTTACGTCTGATTCATAAATCTGATTATGTGATTCGGGCCTATGCGGAAAATAGAGAAGTGGCAATGGTTCAGTTCTCGGTCAATCGTCTGAATCCACGATACACAATCCGAATGACAAACGGAACAGACATTAGCCCATTTGACACGATGCGCTATGACGAGGTTATGGTGGATTATGACGGAAACGTTGTGGATTGTCCGGGTAGCCTTATCAGGATTCTTTGGTATGCTGATACCTACGCTAAAACCAATGTGCTTCTGAATGAGGGTGATGTAACACAGTTTCTTCTTTCATTGACCGGAATAGGCTCGTCTTACAACGATTCGTGGATTGAACTGCATACTATGTCAGAACTCAAGGAAGCACACTGCATTGCAACCGATGAAAACAATGACATCTTTACGGATGAGAATGGTAACGATTTAATTTTCAACTGATGAATTACATAATTGCAGACAAAACAAAGGCCGTTAACTACGGATTCCAAGTTGAAACCCATGTATGTAATGGGGATATGATGTGTATCAATGAAAAGGAATTGATGAACTCGGTTTGTATTTCCGGTACACTTAAAGAACGTGCTGATAAATTGAATGGCGTAGTGTGCGACCAGTATGATGCACTTGCTTTTATCAACAATAAATAAATCTGAAATAATATGTCTTACAGCGCACAAGGTAGTATTACAATTAAGCGATTAAGGAATGGTGATACATTCTTTATTTCGCTTGAAATCGCCAATGGCATCCCCCTCTATCAAGGTGTGGATGACAAGTCAGGCACAGTATCTCCTGATTGGACGGTTGCAGCCAACCAACCTATCATCGTTCCCAATGTGACATCTGCAAGAGGCGCATCTGTGGCTTTGTCATTCCACCAATGGCAATACAACGGAGTCACCCTTAATTTTAATAGTACAACTGATGCGGATGGGTATCGGCTTGACAGTACGGGAGTGTTCAAGATGAACACAATCACCGGGGCATTACGAATCGTTAAGAACCTTGCAAGTTCAACTAATATCGCCAACGATACGCTTTCTTATTCTTGCGTGGCAACCGTAGGCGGTACGGAATACAACCTGCAAAAATCCATCGATGTGCTTATTCAGACTGTCGGTGCTACTTCTTATGCCGGTTATGTAAACGCAACCACCGAGCAGCTTACATCCGACATCACTTCAACCGTGCTTTCCACTAAGTTATGGCTTGGTGCATCGGAACTGACCAACTATTATGTGAAATGGTATAGGGATAACACCCTTTGGAGTGCTAAGAACGGTATGAAGTCCATCACTGTCACAAATGCGGATGTTGACGGCACTCAGTTGTTTATCGCTGAATTTTATAAGGATTCTTCCAGCACAACCCCAGTATTCAGAGCCGGAATACGCATTATCGACACATCGGATGACTATCAAGTTATCTGCTTCATTTCTTCTACACAAAAGGATGTTGATACCGGTAGCCCTGTAACAGTCAAGGCGAAGATAGTTCGCTTCCTGCCCGATGGCTCAAATCAAGAAATCACGCCAACTGGTGTAAAATGGCGAATGGATGTGATGGATAGGAAAACATGGTCAGTCGTCAAGACTGCAAATGCCAACACAATTCAAGTCACCACAACCGAAACCGACCGTAATGGTGAAATGGGTGATGTTGAAGTCGTGGCAGAAGCAGAGTGGAATTAACACTAACAACTTAATACAAACGCAATAATATGGCTAAAAAGAATCTTGGAAACGCCACACTTGTGCCTTCTATTCAGAAGAATAACGGTGTGATGGTTGAGGTAAATGGTTCTGTCCGCAGAATCACCCTTGACAACTTTATGAACTCAATGAACACCGATGACGAGCAGTTGCTTCGTCAGATAGCATGGGGTGTTCCTATTAAGCAAGGCACCAGCAGTCCAGAATGGGGCGTTATCGGTAATACCGGTATGTGGAACGAATACAAGTCTATGGTCGGTCGCTATCTCGTTACCAACGATGGTAAAGCTGCCAAACTTTCGCCCGTCAACTCAGGTGTCTTTGCTGACGGAACTACCCTTGATGAAACAAAGGGTCATGTGATGGTCATTGCTCCCCGGCTTTACTACACAGTTAAGCGTGATGCCGCGTCTGGGGTTGATTACCTTTGGATGTCGATGCTTCCAATCGGAGGGCATTTCATCGGTGATGCGGACGGAGGTGATTACATCTGCGTAGGCGCATATAAGGCTTCGCTTGCAGGAGCAGCATTGACTTCTCGTTCAGGAGTAAGACCCGCTGGTTCGCGTACAATCTCGCAGTTCTGGACTGATGCACAGGTAAACGGAAAGAACTGGGGTCTTGTCAACTATGACCATCGCCGCTTTATGATGATGCTTTGTCTTTCGCAGTATGGTAGCCCCAACGCGCAGGATAAAATCGGTCAGGGCGTTAGTGGCTCGGGCGGTTGGAAAGACCTTTGGGTAGGTACTACAAGCCTCCTTACCGGTGCGACAAAATCACTCGGTGATAACAACGGAAAGATAAACATTACAGTCACGAATGGCACGGTTGTAGGCGTGGATTGCTCACGTGTCAATCTGAACGGATTTGAAGACGCATGGGGCTGGCAGTGGGAGATGATTCAGGGTGCATACTTCGGAAATTCTGAAAACACTGCTCAAACGGGAAACGAGTTCTATATCTATGAGGGCAACCGTATGCCGTCATACGCTGAATTGGCTACACACCCATCGGGTAAGTATCGCCAGACTGTCAGACGCACCCTTTCAGCAAACAGTGAGGGATATGTCACAAAGATGATGCTTGGCGAATACTTCGACCTTATCGCAACTACTTTGGGCGGAGGAAGTAATTCATACTGGTGCGACTATGAATATGCCAATAACACTGGTCAACTGCTGCTCTGGGGTGGTGCTGCGGATCGCGGTTCGTCTTGCGGTCTCGGTTACGTGCACTCGCGGCACGCTTTCTCGCGCTCGTATGCGTATTGCGGCTCTCGCCTTGCTTATTATGGCCCCCTTACCTTTATGGACGGAAAGCAACTGATGGCTACTGTCTGATGGAACGTAAGTAAAGTTTCAGATAAGCAAAGTCTTACCAATAATTAAAAAGAACATTGACATTCTGAAAAACCATTACAAAAACCGAATCGTGCCAATAAATGCGTCAGCGTATTTCGGTGCGTGCAGCGTGTACGGCACGATTTCGGTAGGTAGATGGGGAAGAGCCTGCTGCTCTGGGGTGGTAATGCGAATAACGGTTCGTATTGCGGTCTCGGTTACGTGAACTCGAGGAACGCTTTCTCGAACTCGAATGCGAATTACGGCTCTCGCCAAACTTGAATGAAAGGGGTAAAACCCAATCAGATAAATTTCCCCAGAGCCTTGACCCTGCGCTTATAATGAACTACGCAGCGTAACGGATTGAAAGATTATCCGTGAAGTCAGAACACATATTGCGGAAAGGTCTGCACCTTGCAGCAGACAAGCGGTGCAAGTAGGATGCGAAAGCATTTCGGAAGCTCCGGGCAGAGAATCCAAGCAAGCCATCTTGCATTTCTCGTTGGATTCTATTATTGAACTTGAAGAAAGTTAGTTTGGCACAAATAAAAATTATATATCCGGTTTTTCAGAACACTTAACAACTGATGATGACTATCAAGCCATTTGAAGATATACAATGGGAATCAATGACCTATGAAGAAATTGATTCGCTTCTTATAGAGCGTATCCGCATCTATGAGGAAGCCATTGCTATGCGTGGCGGTAAGCGTCCAAAACGTGAGGGCTTCATAATGGAACGTATTGCCAACATCGACAATCTACGTCTTGCTGACCGAAAGGCACAAGAGGGCAAGGCAAAACGTCTCATCATCGTCAATGGAAAAGAGGTAAGGATACCAAATAAGTACATTCAGGCACACAATGAAAACGCAGAAGCCGAATTGCGTGAGTTGCAAAAGATGATTCTGACCTTGAAATTTCCACCGCCTAATTACAGAAGTGAATATCTCAGGACTGATGCAGGAAAGGTAAGGGAGCTTATAAAGCAGAATTATTATCCGTGGCGAATATTGCAACACGCCATCATGCTGGTTGTATCCCCTCGGATTTTCGCAAGTCTGATAATGGATACTTTTGCCTGTATCAAGGGTAAAGGTTTGCATTTCGGTGTTAAACGTGTTCAGCGGACTTTGCGCAGACATCCTGAACTTAAATGGTTTTGGAAAACTGATTTTAAGAAATACTATCAGAGTCTGCCTCATGACCTTGTAAGGTCATCTTTGGAACGCCTTTATAAAGACAAGATGTTTCTTCGACTAATCGACATGGTAATACTTGCCTATGATAGTGGAGAAGAAATCATAAAAGAATTGGAAAATCAATAAAGCAAACTTTCGCACGAAAAGCAAAACGAATAACAGATGAAAAGCGTAGGCGTGAAGTCCTTGCCTCCTATTGGGGATGGTGTAAATGGGGTCACTGCCGAAACTTATGGAACAAATTAACGAATAACGACATGAGCTTTGCAGATATAGGAGTATCCGGTCGTGTTACGACAAAAGACGGTCAACAGTTCTTCGATGTTAAGAAGATAAAGATTGATAGCATTCTTAATCTTCCCATCAAGGTGGAAAAGTTTCAAACCGATGTCAAAACCCAACATGGTAATGGAAGATATGTTGTTCTGATTGAATACAATGGTGAGAAGTGTAAATTTATCACCAATTCTTTCACCTTGAAGAATATGCTTGACCAAGCAGCCAAGATAGAAAACGCCTTTCCGATTTCAACCGTTATCAAGAAACGTGACATCGGAGGCAAGTTTCCCGATTACTATTTTGAATAATCCCTAAAACAATCAGCACAATGAAATGTAACTATCAATTTCCAACAGTTCCCGATTCGGGAATTATCGCGTATCCCGAGGGCAGTATCCTCCGCGTCTTCTACGACATCACCCCGGCACCTCTCGCTCCACGTGAATCAGAGGAAGAAGAAAACGAGGATGCGGACATCCCCCAGACTTATGACTGCAATCAGGTTGATGTGCAGGGTCGCACCTATAACGACATTGTGAGTGCTATCGTCAGCGATAAGTATTCCAACGATGATGTTCAGGCGATTATCGCCAACTATACAGAGGTTATGGATGAAGATTCTGACATCGACGAGGAAAAGCGCGAGGAGTATATCTCCGAGTATTCTGACTATCAGCAGTGGCGAAAGCACGCTAAGGCTATTGCCAACGAAGTTCTTGAACATTTAGACTGAACCTAAACCAAGCCTATGCTACACGCACAGGGAAGCATCACTATCAGGCGCAGGCCAAAGGACGGCAATCCGGGAGCGGATGCCGTCCGCTACTGGCTTGTGCCGAGTGTATCCCAAGTTAAGAAAACAGATGATGGAAAATATCATCCAACCTCCGTTACTTGTGAAAAACGCAAGCAGACAGGTAATTCAAGCCCCATTGTCACATCTGAGGGTACATTGAAGTATCAGATTGGATATACTGATAATTCTACCAGCAACCTCACAAATTATTCCTCAGCTATAACCATCCCTGCAAATTGTCAATGGATTAAGTTTGTGCTTTATGTGAATAATATTGATGTTGCTACTGAAACTGTGCCGGTTGTGGCAGATGGCGAAAGTGTCTTTATCTTAGACCTTGACAATGAAATGCAGGGTATCCCTTGCAATTCATCTGGTACGCCTACAATTACAGGTACACTTGCTTCCACAAATTCAACTGTATATAAAGGAGCAAGTGTTGATACCGGCTGGACTTTCAGCAAGCAAGATTCCGGATGCACATCATCCATCAACTCATCTAACGGAAAGGTTGACGTGTCTGCCATATCAGCGGACAAAGCCTCCGTTACTATTACTGCCAAGAAAGGCACTCAAACCCTTAGTGCGGTCATGTCCTTGTATAAGGTTAAGGCTGGAAATGATGGGAACAGCCCCGTCATATACTCAATCGAAGCATCGGTAAGTGCAATCAGTAGAAATGCTTCAGATACCTTATCTCCGACTTCCATCACAGCATATAAAAATAAGACTGTTGGGACTGCCACAACACGAACCACAGAAAAGACCCTTAAATATAAGCGAGAGGGTCAGGATTCTACTGAAATCACGTTAAGCGATACAGGTGGCACAATAACCAATATCAGTGCTTCCTGCACAGCCATTCTTTTGAAGTTGTATGACACTGATGGGGCAACTTTATTAGACAGTGAAAGAATACCCATTGTCAAGGATGGTAAGAATGGTGAAGACGGTGACGATGCCGTCCGCTACTGGCTTGTGCCGAGTGTATCCCAAGTTACGAAAACTGCGGCAGGCGTTATATCCCCTACGACTGTTTCATGCAATGTGATGAAACAAGTGGGAGATGCACAGGCTGAATCGGTAACAGACCTTTTCGCCATATATAGAACCATCGGCACATCAAATATTATATCGCTATGGAAAAAATACACTCCTAATACTGATATAACCATTTCCGCTTCAACCAAACAAGTGATATTCCAGCTTTATAAAACAGGAAGTGTTACGGCCGGTGTAGTATCAGGAACGGGTGCGATGTTGGACACAGTAACAATTCCGGTTGTTTTTGATGGAAAAGAGGGAAATCCCGGGCCGCAAGGTCTTCAAGGCTGTATATTCAGACGTTCCAAATTTGCCACCGGATTTGAGTATCATAATGATTCAGCACTGACGGATACGGGATTAAGGTATATAGATTTAGTGTATCTTATGACAGATAACACCATATATGCTTCTCATGCTAAGTGGTTTAGATGTAAAAAGACCCATTCATCTACTGAAAGCAATGCTCCACAACTCACAAACAATGGAACTGAGTCTTGGCTTGAATTTTGGGAGCCATTAAATACTATGGTTCCTATATATACACCCTTATTGCTTGCTGATGATGCAATAATTACTTTAATGCAATCCAATCAAATTCTGATAGAGAATGACGAGGGTGTGATTACCGCCGGTATGTCAGGTTCTTTGGCTGGTAAGAAGATTCGTATATGGGCAGGTTCAACAACACCGGATAACGCACCCTTTAGGGTTGATGTCGATGGTAATCTGGTAGCAACCAAGGCTGACATATCAGGAACTATCAATGCCACATCTGGAAAGATTGCAGGATTCAATATTTCAGGCAGTGCTTTGACAAATGGCCCAGATTTCTCAAATGATGCCTGTATTATATTCCGTAATGATACCCACAAAACATTTGCTGGAATTGGTGGCAATGTGCTTCCCGCAACAACAGGGAATAGAGCCGTAGCGCGATTTGAGAATGAGGATTCTAATAATTTTTGGGGTCTTGGTAGAAATATCGCTATGCTTCTTTCTGCTAAAAATGCAGATATAAATCATGCGTTTCTTGGCACTGGCAATGGCAATCTTGACGGTTGGATTAGTGGTTATCATTATAGTAAATATACTATAAATAGTAGCAATACAATTTATGATGGTTTTTTGAAAATATCAAAAAATAACAAGTGGATTGTCTATGCAACTGGTTCATCTTCCGGTATAACACTTCCAACCCTATCACAAGTTCGTAAAGCTCTTGGAATAGGTACATCTACGCCATTCTGCATAGAGTTTATTGTTGTTGCTGACTTGAATAGTCAGAATGGCTTCAATATTTATGGTAGATGTAAAAAAGAGGTTACTGTCAATGGAGCAAAACAAACACCTTATTTTACCGGTGAATATCCTACTATGACACATTGGAATAATGGTAGGTATGACAACCTTGAGATGGGTGCTGGTGATGCTGTAACGTTCCTACTTGTTTATGACCCCAATAAAACAGGCGTGCTTGATAAATCCTATACACTGATGTATACAGCAAGGATTATTAACAGACAAAACTGATAGAACGAATATGAAAATAGACTTCTCAAGAATTGAAATCTTCACGGATGTGGCGCATAAGAATTGTTCCATTTGTGACTTGCGTACACAATTTGCAGATGTGATATACAATATGGGGCAAGGTGTCGCCGCTCACGCTTTGGCTTTGAAGATATATAATTCAGACGGCCCAACAAACTATACCGACAAGGAAATTCAACAGATTGAAACCTATATGACCTTATGTAGTCCAGCTTTCATTGATGCAATGAACCGACTTCTGGGACATGAAGCGGAAGTAGTAACAGACTAAATGAAATCCCATCTAACATTGATTAGGTGGGATTTTTACGACTATTAGATAAAGTCGTAGATTGACGGTGGTTATAATTCTTTAGTTAGAGGAATATAAATACCTTTGGTTGTCATCTTATTGTAGAATGGCAACCGATTGTAATAACATTTATAAAGACGACAAGTAATGAACGACAATAATCTATTTAGTTCGATTTTTGCTGTATTGGGTGCTTCCATAACATCCTTTTACGCGCATCTCGCCCCTTGGCTTCTACTGGGCATGATTCTTGTTATCGCAGATTTAAGATTCGGCATCATGGCTGCTAAAAAACGTGGTGAGAAGATACGTTTTTCACGCGCCATCCGGCGTACCATAAATAAGATGGTCGATTACTTGTGCTGGGTTACACTCGCAGAAGTATGTAGTATGACCTTTGAGATAACGATTGGTGTACCTGTCATAAGTATGGGTATGCTATTTATCATTTATGGTATTGAGATAAATTCTTGTGTCAATAATTATCTTGAATATAAAGGCATTAAGAAGAAATTCAATTTTTACAAATTGGTTGGCAAAGAGGAACTTCTTGATGATGTCACCGAAGAAAAGAGGAAAGTGACAATCATTGAAGAAAGAGAAGTAACAAAGACATCCCCTAAAGATGATAATCAATAATAAAGGGTAGTATATGGAAAAACAGCTCACATTTAATAAAGACCCTAAAGGGCATTATATAACGGAGTTCTTGGCAACTGGCAATGATGCTGTACATATTTGTAGAACATCTGGCGCCACTTTAAGAGTTATGGCAGCCATTGGCAATTTACCGCCCATTCCTATCGTAAAATTTGGTGATGATAGTCCGAAAGACTTGATATTTGAAATTGGCATCTGTGCTGGTGTCAAAGTTTCTATTGTATCACAATCGGAAGTAACAGAAGCGCGAATGATTGAATCATAATGGAGAGGAGTTCAGTAAAAATATCCTTGCTCAAAATAGGGTTGTCTAATGTTAGGCTACCCCAGACACATCTTGCCTTTCATAATCCTTGTACTGTTGAAGTCAAGAAGCCCGTTTTGAAGCAAGAGAATGGTTTCAATTTCTGTCTTGAGAATGGGAAGTCTTTATTGCTTGAGAAAGATGGAACAAAGTCTTTTGAAGTCATCCCAACAAGGACTCCGGATAATATTATCCTTGAAAATAACAAGAATACACTCCTTGAAACAGGTTCAACAATCAAACAAGAAAATAACAACATCAATATGGAAGATAAAGACTTAAAAATAAGTGAACTTATTCCCACTCTTCAACTTGACGGAAACGAAATCATCCCTTTTGCCAAAGATAATGCTAATGGCAGTTTTCTTGTATCTCTGCTAAAAGCATTTGTAACCGAAGATGTTGCCCCAAAATCAGCATTGAATGGGAAACAGAACAAACTGACACCCGGTTACGGCATCGAGATTACAGCAGAAAACGAAATACGGACGAAACTTGATGTATCTCCGTTTGAAATCGTTGATGAACTTCCAACATCTGACATCAAGAATAAAATCTATTGCGTACCAGACCCCGATGGAGAAGTCGGCAAGAATGAATATATTGAGTATCTTTGGCTTGGCGACCATTGGGAAATCGTTGGCAAATTTATGCCAAAGGTTGACCTCACGCCTTATCTAAAAGCTGCGGATGCTGAAAGGATATATGCAAAAATCTCGGATATTCCTGATGTTAGTGGTTTCATTACAACCCAGACATTCAATCTTCTGATTGCGCGTGTGGCCCAGTTGGAAACAAAAATGACTTCGGTTAATACGAAGCTCTCCTCAATTCCTGAAATCCCGGCTAATGACCAGTGCGCCTATGCAATGCAGAATGGTCAGTGGTCAGAGATTGCCGGAGCTAATGAGGCCGTGGTAACAATGACTACGGAGGAAGATACTTCATCTGTTCAGACTTCCAGCGATTAAACAATTACCCTCTAATATGAAATCCAAGTTTGTTATCTTCCTTATGGCAATTTTGTTCATAGGGATGTCGGGATGTCGAAGTCAACGTTATATCCCGGTGGAATCATCCAAGACTGATAGTATTTCACAAAATTCAGAGATTTTGATGCAGCGTGTTCAGAATCTTCTGAATGAAATCCGAGTGTTGGAACAAAGACGTGATAGCATCTCTGCCCGTGATAGTGTCGCAGTCAGGGATAGCATTGTGCTTCATATTAACGAAGCTGGGGATATAATTTCTAAGGAGCGATACCGCGACCGGATACAGAAAAGCGACCGAACGACTACAACGGAAAATAATAAAACAACAGAAATTACTCGTCAATATATCGATAGCCTACTGACAGCACAAAAAACGGAACTGATGGCCCTGATAGAAGAATCCAATCAAATGCCTATGCCGGTTGAAAGACAGTTGTCAAAATGGGAACAGGTCAAGCAAGAAGTCGGAGGTATTTCTATTGGCATCCTTGTTGTGGTCATAGTGATTGCTGTGATATGGCTAATCAAGAAAATAAAGAATCAAAGATAATGGCAAACTTTTCTCATTTTGGTTTATTTTGATTCAGGCTCGTTGGGAAACGCACCTGAAAGAAACAAGAAAACGCCCCAAAAAGGACGTTTTCTTTGTTTCTGCCCCACTTTCTGCCCCACTATTTTGCAAGTGGTTGATTTTCAGTAAGGGTTGCGGAAAGACAGGGATTCGAACCCTGGGTACACAGAAGTGTACAACGGTTTTCGAGACCGTCCCGTTCGACCGCTCCGGCATCTTTCCTCGGTCGTTTTTGATAGCGGTGCAAAATTACTACTTTTTTTTGATATCGACGCTATTTTTTTAAATTTTTTTCAATCTTTTATTAGCGGATCGTCTTGTTTGTTCAAGTTTTATTCTGTCTGATAATGCTTTAGAAACGCCTGCGTTTTGACAAAAAAATTGCAATCCTTTCATGGCAGAAGTGTGCGTCTGATGGATGAGACGAAGAATATATTTCCATGAATAACATCCGTTTCTTTATTATTCATTGTCAAGATGAATAAGTCTTTTGAAACATTTGATCAATTCTGCATCGCCTGTGTGTTTGCCTTTATCCTCACTGATTTTGCACGTCTGACAATAGAATGGCCAAGACTCCGTGATTTTGACATCTGTGAGTTTTATGACGATGTTCATTGGCTTTATTCCATCGAAGTCATTGGTGAAGTGCGTGCCAATTCCGAAGGATGGAATACATTTCCCTTTGGCATACTCCTGTATCTCCAATGCCTTGTCCACGTTTAGGCCGTTGCTGAAGACCACCTGCTTTGTGGTCGGGTCGATTTTAAGGGATTCATACTTGCTGATTATCAAATCAAGCTGCTCGAAATTGTCGCCGCTGTCAACCCTAAGCCCTTTGAACATGTTGGCATAATCCTCGGAGAAATTCAAATTGAATATCTGCCAGCCATACGTGTCGTAAAGAAAAATACCCAAAGCTCCACGATAGGTCTGCGCCCATCTCTCCATTGCTATATGGTTTGCCATTTGCGGGCCATACATCCCGGCAATAGCACTGATGAATTCATGGGCCATAGTCCCGATGGGAGTGAGGTCGTATTTCATTGCGAAGTAGACGTTGCTTGTGCCCATGAAACATCCCGGCATACTTCTTGAACGTTGGCATTCCGCCATGGCACCAATCGTCAGATCCTGGGCTTTGAGTGAAGCCCTCCGTCGTGTCCCCATGTCGCTGAATGTGCAGCCGGCTTCAAGCAGTCTCTTGGCCTTTTCATGGGATTTGTCGTAATATCCGGCAAAATCAAATTCCGCAGCCTGCCCCGTCATTTCGTAGTATAGCTCGGAGATTATGGCCAGAACCTTTACTTCAAGCAGAATTGTATTGCTCCAGCATCCTTCAAATTCCACAAGCAGATGTCCTTCCTCATTCTGTGAAGCCTTTACCCAATGACGACTGTATCGGAATCCACGCAAGAAGTTGTAGAACCATGCCGGGATATACCGGCATCTGTAGCGCATAAATGCAATTTCTTCCTCTGTGATGGTCAAGGTTTCCAAGAGTGCGACCTGCCGCATCAACTCTTCTGCAAAGCCGGAAGGGTATACCGTATTGTTGCGGTCGTTGAATCTGTATTTCACCTGAGCACGTGGAAAGTTTTCAATCACGGCGCAGCACATTGTGAATTTATATAACAATAGTTCGTTAAAAATCTGAATTAGAAATTTATGCTGTAAAACATATCCATATTATTGATTTCCAACAAAATAAGTGTCAATAAAATTTGGTCAAGTGCCAAATTTTTCGTAACTTTATAGTTG